GCCCTCTACAACCACTCCCCAATTCAACCAACAACTATCCGCCTCTAAAGGATCAGGCTCGCCCCTATCCCCCGAAACAAAAGCATACATGGAACCCCGGTTCGGCGCAGACTTCTCCCCCGTCCGAATCCACACAGGCCAGAATGCCATCAGCATGAACAACCAAATCAGCGCGAAGGCATTCACCCACCAAAATGACATCTACTTCAACCAAGGGCAATACAATCCCGATTCCTCCAGCGGCAAACACCTCCTCGCCCACGAACTAACCCACACCATCCAACAAGGAGCTGCCGTCCAACGAAAACCCCAAATCTCCACCAACGCCCAACCCAAAATACAAAGAGGCATCAGCGACATGCTCAATGATGTCGCCCGACAAATCCCAGGATACACCCTATTCACCGTCATCATCGGCCACAACCCCATCACGGGAGACTCCGTAGAAAGAACCCCAACCAACTTCGTTGGAGGATTCCTCGGTTTACTCCCTGGCGGAACTGCCCTCTTCGACAAGCTCAAAGAAACAGGCGCAATCGAAGACATGATGACATGGCTCGGCAACGAAATCAAACAACTCGGAATCACTTGGTCATACCTCAAAGGACTCATAAACGATATCTGGGACGATGTATCAATCACCTATAGCTGGAACACTAACTACGGAATCGCCAAACGATACCTCGCAGAACCCTACAACCGAGTCAAAAGGTTCGTCAAAAACATCGCCAACAAAGTAAAGGAACTCATCTTCATAGGAGCCCTCAAACTTGTAGGCGCACCCGTCGAAACCGTCATGGGCATCATCAACAAAGGCGCAAGCGTCTTAACCAAAATCTTCTCCGACCCAATCGGTTTCATCAAAAACCTCTTCAAAGGACTAAAACTCGGACTCGACGGCTTCGTCCTCCGAATCCAAAAACACGTCCTCAACGGCCTCACAGGATGGCTCTTCGGATCAATGGCCGAAGCAGGCATACAAATGCCACAAAAGTTCGACCTCAAAGGTGTATTCCAATTACTCGCCCAATTACTCGGACTCACATACCAACAGATCCGAACCCAAATCGTAAACAAACTCGGCAAAAAGGGCGAAACCATCGTCTCAACCCTCGAAACCTCCTTCGAATTCGTCCAAATCCTCCTCACAGGTGGCCCCCTCGCTCTCTGGGATCACATCAAACAATCCCTCTCCGACCTCAAACAAACAGTCGTAGATGGAATCAAAGACTACCTCATCAAAACCGTAGTCAAAGAGGGCATATTCTGGATACTCGGACTCATAAACCCCGCAGGAGCACTCGTCAAGGTCGTCAAAACCCTCGTGAACGTCGTCATGTTCTTCGTAGAACGCTTCCAACAAATCGTCGACTTCGCCAAATCCATCTTTGACGCCGTCGGCAAAATCGCCTCAGGCGACCTCAAGCAGGCTGCCAAAGCCGTCGAAAACGCAATCGCGAAGAGTCTCCCCGTAATGATCGGATTCCTCGCCAACCTCATCGGCCTAGGTGGCCTCGCCAAATCCGTCGTCAACATCATGAAGAAAATCGGCGACAAGGTCAAAAACGTCATCAACAAGGTCGTAGCATGGATCGCCAAGAAAGGACGCAAACTCTTCAAAAAGATCAAGACCAAGAGCAAAGACCTCGTTGGAGGCCTCGTAAAATGGAAAGAGGTCAAAAAAGGCTTCCAAACCCACGACAAAAAGAAACACAAAATATATGTAGAGAAGTCCAAGAAGAAGGCCAAGGTAATGGTTGCGAGTGTACCGAAAGAACTAGACGATATCCTGAAACTGAGAGTCCTACCCCTCTCTAGCAAAGACTACAATACAGCAATCGCAAAATACCAAGAACTCCAAGACGCAAACGATGAGTTCGAAGCCCTCAAATCAAAGTATAACCTAGACCATATCTTCTACTCAGGGAAAAAAGGAAACACCCTCCAACAACGAAAAGGTCAAGGAGCAATGCCCAAAAAGCTTATGAGCGAAATTTCAGGCATCTCCGCAAAATACCACCATCATTTTAATACCCTCTCAGACCTCCTCAAAAAGTACGGCCTAGAAGGGATACACCCCCACGCTGTCACCACACAAATAAACGTGGCATACAACAGCCATGGCATGCCACTCAACGGCCTCGCCAAACCCCTCACTGCACTCCCAGGCAATACCAAAGGAGCAAAGGCAAGTGCTGCCGTAACCGCAATCCAAGGACAAGAGTACATCGGAATCTTACGAAGTATATACGGGGTACACACCCAGATATACCACCGAACACACATGATTCACGATCGTCTCCATGGCCCTGCCACAGACGCAAACCTCGTATACGCCACCAAAAACCTCAACCACAGCTTCATCAACATGGAGCATGATGTCATCCGCCGTGTCTACAAACCTGGCGAAATCATGTACTTCCACGTATCACAAATCCTCTATAACGCAAAACATAAATGGTTCGCCCGAAAGTTCGTCGCAGCTTGGGGCTACATGAAGATCACCAGCCTAGGGCCTCCAGTAACAGTCGATAACGATTCAAAAAGAGAGAAAGGCCAAGGATCATTCGAAGATGATGCGCCACCAGAAATAACAGCAGAACAAAAGCCGCTACGCTCTCTAACAGGCGCAAAGGTCGCGGCTCTTGGAACAGCCCTAGGTATCGCTCCACCAACCGACTTCGCAAAACGATTCCGCGCCCTCAGTACTCCAAGAAGAGTCAATGGCAAAAACCTCGCACGAATGCCACTCCTAGACAGCATCAAAGCTCTCTATGGAAGCTCAATGGGAATCAGCAGAGGCTACCAACCTCACGAAGCCCCAGACACAACCTTCCTCCAACAACTAGAAACGGAAGCACATAACAGAAACATCGAAATCGTATTGAAGTAGGCCTAAGTCAATACACACACATATGGAACCCATAAATTACTTCCAAGAAGTAAATACCCTCATTCAATCCCTCCAACAAACAAAAGGGATTGTCACTACCCAAACCATCCTCATACCTGGCCCAGGCCTCCAAGCCATCTCCAACCTCCAAACCAAACTCAACATAACCCTCCCCCCAGAAGTCGCCAACTTCTACGCCCAAATAGAATACGCCCGCCTACTATGGGAAATGCCAGACACCTCCCATATCTCCCCCATACACACCTACCTCCCCAATGTCACCATAAGAGGCGGCTTCGAATTCATCCGCCTAACGGAATCCATCCAAGGCCCCAAGGGCTACCCCAACTGGAAAGGAATCATATGGACAGAAGACATGCACCCCGCTGACCTCAACGAATTCACCCAATACAAACCATTCTACTTCAACCCTTGGGACGAAGCCGAATCCACTTCCCTCTCCATCCAAAACAACCACCTCCTCTCCCACCAAACCCACTTCATCAACAACGATGGAGCCCCCTTCGACCTAAACCTCTCCTTCACCCAATACTTCCGCCTCATCATCACCACCAAAGCCTTCATCAACAGAGAAAGCGCCTACCTCTTCCAACAAAGCCCCGAATACCACCAACTCACCCAATACCTCCCCCAAGCCTTCCCAAACATAAACCTATCTCCCTTCTTCTAGCGTTTCTCTGATAGTCTCCTTCCCCTCAAAAAGATACCGTAAAAACACCCTTGGATTCTCCCCAAAAGAGTGATATCATTACATGCCGCAAACCTTTTCGCCAATATAATGTTCAAGACCCCATTTGTATATGCTTCCCGTAAACCTATACCACAATCAAGAGCAATTGCAAATACAGTAGGTTTACAAACAAAGCTCAAAATAGGAGTTCCTAATGACCACTTCGAACAAGAAGCGGACGCAACCGCTGATAGGGTAACCTCAACCCCAGAAACCCAAATTCAAACAACTCTCTGGCCAAATATCTCCCTAAAATCTAGATCCGTCAATACCAAACCCTTCCTCCAACGAATGCTTGAATCACAAGCTCCTGAGGAAGACATGACCGAAGAAGCCCCCGAAGAATCCATACAAACAAAGCCCTTCATCCAACGTACCATCTCCCAACCACCCAACGACGACACTCCCTCCATACAACCCTCATCCGAATCATCCCCCTCCACAACCACACCCCAATTCAACCAACAACTATCCGCCTCTAAAGGATCAGGCTCGCCCCTATCCCCCGAAACAAAAGCATACATGGAACCCCGATTCGGCGCAGACTTCTCCCCCGTCCGAATCCACACAAACCAGAATGCCATCAGCATGAACAACCAAATCAGTGCGAAGGCCTTCACTCACCAAAACGACATCTACTTTAACCAAGGACAATACAACCCTGATTCCTCCAGCGGCAAACACCTCCTAGCCCACGAACTAACCCACACCATCCAACAAGGATCCGCAGTCCAACGAAAACCCCAAATCTCCACCAACGCCCAACCTAACATACAACGAGGCATCAGCGAAACCCTCAACAATATCGTCAAACAAATCCCTGGCTATACCCTCTTCACCGTCATCATAGGCAGAAACCCCATCACAGGAGACTCCGTAGCAAGAACCCCCAATAACTTCGTAGGAGGCTTCCTTAGCTTACTCCCTGGCGGAACTGCCCTCTTCAAAAAACTCCAAAAAACGGGAGCAATCGAAAACATGATGACATGGCTAGACAATGAAATTATACAACTCGGAATCACTTGGTCATACCTCAAAAGGATTATTAATTATATCTGGAATGAAGTTTCAGTAGTAAACAGTTGGAGCACAAACTACCAAATCGCCAAAAAACACCTCGCAGCACCTTATAACCGCCTCAAACGATTCGTCAAAAATATCATAAACAAAGTAAAAGAGTTCATCTTCATAGGAGCACTCAAAGTCGTAGGAGCTCCCATAAAGACCGTAATGGGAATTCTCAACAAAGGGGCAAACATTATCCAAAAGATCTTCTCTGATCCAATCGGTTTCATCCAAAACCTATTCAGGGGAATAAAACTCGGACTCAACGGCTTCATACTCCGAATCCAAAAGCACATGCTCAACGGACTCACAGGCTGGCTCTTCGGATCAATGAGCAAAGCAGGTATCCAAATGCCAAAAAAGTTCGATCTCAAAGGCGTATTTCAACTTATCACTCAACTACTCGGCCTCACATATCAACAGATTCGCCCCCAAATCGTAAAAAGATTCGGTAGAAAGGGAGAGACAATCGTCTCAACCCTCGAAACCTCATTCAAGGTCGTCCAATTGCTTCGAAAAAAAGGCCCTATAGCACTCTGGACTCACATCAAACAATCCCTATCCGACCTCAAAAAAACCGTAGTAGACGGAATCAAAGACTACCTCATCAAAACCGTAGTTAAAGAAGGAATATTCTGGATACTCGGCCTCATAAACCCAGCAGGAGCACTCCTAAAGGTCGCCAAAACCCTCGTGAACGTCGTCATGTTCTTCGTCGAACGATTCCAGCAAATCGTCGCCTTCGCCAAATCTATCTTTGACGCCGTTGGCAAAATCGCCTCAGGCGACCTCAAACAAGCAGCCAAAGCCGTTGAAAACGCAATCGCCAAAAGCCTCCCAGTAATGATAGGCTTCCTCGCCAACCTCATCGGCCTCGGTGGCCTCGCCAAAAGCGTCGTAAACATCATGAAGCGCATTGGAAATAAAATCAAAAACGTAATCAACAAGATCATTGACTGGATCGTCAAAAAAGGGAAGAAACTCTTCAAGAAGCTTAAAGCAAAAAGAACAAACCAAGTAGGAAACCTCTTCAAATGGCAAAAGATGAGGAAGAATTTCCAAACTCCTGACAAAAAGATACATAAGATATATGTAGAAAAAACAAAGAAGAAAAAGGCTCAAATAATGGTCGCAAGTGTTCCGGATAAGCTAAAAAACGTCCTCGATGCTAAAATTAAAAACAAATCAAAAGAGGATTATGATAAAGCAATAGAAATATACAAGGCTCTTGGGCAAGTAGAACAACAATTCAATGCTATATCAAAAAAATACAACTTAGACGAGCGGCTATACCAAGAGAAAAAACAAGGAAGATACACACACAAAAATCAACAAGGAGCAATATCACAAGAGGCTAAATCCGCAATAGCAGGGTTAGCTACAGACTATTACAAGAGACTCTCTACTCTCTCAGATATCCTGAAGAAATACGAACTAGAAAATGTACTTCCTGAAACAGTCAAGACTAAAATAGAAGTAACCGCCTCAGTAAACGATGGAATGCCAGCAAACGGAAAAGCGAACCCATTGACAATGCTCCCAGGAAACACTAAAGGGCAGAAGGCAGATGAGGCCAAGGAAAGAATTAAAGGGCAAGACTACCTCGAAATTATGAGGGATATATACAAACGAGAAAGCTATCTATATCACCGAACCCATGTAATTCACGACCGCCTTCATGGCCCTGCAACACGAAACAACCTCGTATATGCCCATAAAAACCTCAATCATAGCTTCGTAAATATGGAACACGATATAATTCGACGGGTATACAAACGAGGAGAAATCATGTATTTCCATGTATCAAAAATCCAATACAACGCAACGCATAAGTGGTTAGCCAAACAATTTCATGGACAATGGGGATATATGAAAGTCATTGACCCAGGTCCCCCAGTAAAACTCGAAAATGACCCCAAGAGAGACAGCGGATCAGGCAAATTTCAATATGATGAACCCCTCGAACTAAAAGAGGATCAAAAACCAATACGCTACCTAACAGGTGAGAAAGTTGTCAAACTAGGTGAAGCCCTTGGCCTCACTCCACCAACTGATTTCGCTACACGATTCAAGGCCCTCAAGAATTCATCTGGTCCTGATGCTATTATTATCAGGAAACGAACTGATAACGGGATGGTCGAATACAACTTCAAAGGACTCGAATTCCCAACCCTAATAGACCAATACTACAATTACAGAACCAAGTACAAGGACTTCATAGTGTCCGACACTGAATTTGTTAAACAATTAAAAAAGGAAGCACACGAACGAAACATCAAGATTACCCTAAAATAGCCCTAAACCAATGCACACACATATATAAAACCTATCTCAAATCGTTCCATGAGCTAATAAAAATAAACCCAGGCAACGAACTATGTAGAAGTCAATGGTTAACAAAAACAATGAATACATCAATTCACCCACCTAAAAGAATCTACAAACAATCCCCAAAAACACCGTAAAAACACCCTAGCATCCCCCAACAAAGAGACGTATTATTACACTTACAAGAAACTCTCTCCATTCCAAATGTTTACGTATACGCTCTCTCACAATTCACGTAAGCCCATACCCCAATCAAAAGCAATTGCAAACACATTCGGCTTACAACCCAAGCTTAAAATCGGCGCGCCCAACGACCACTTCGAACAAGAAGCAGATGCAACCGCCGATAGAATAACTTCAACCCCCGACACCCAAATACAAACAACTCCATGGCCCAACATTTCACTTACATCGAGAAACATCCATACAAAGTCCTTCCTCCAACGAATGCTTGAACCCCAAGCCCCCGAAGAGAAAACAACGGAGGAAACAGTAGACGAATCCATACAAACCCAATCCCTTGTCCAACGTTCCGCGTCTCCCCAAGACAACGACGACACTCCCTCCATACAACCCTCTGCCGAATCATCCCCCTCCACAACAACCACTCAATTCAACCAACAGCTATCTGCCTCTAAAGGATCAGGCTCTCCCCTATCCCCCGAGACGCAAGCATACATGGAACCCCGATTCGGTGCAGACTTCTCCCCCGTCCGAATCCACACAAACCAGAATGCCATTAGCATGAGTAACCAAATCAATGCGAAGGCATTCACCCACCAAAACGACATCTACTTCAACCAAGGACAATACAACCCAACTTCCTCCAGCGGCAAACACCTCCTCGCCCACGAACTAACCCACACCATCCAACAAGGAGCTGCCGTCCAACGAAAACCCCAAATCTCCACCAACGCCCAACCCTCCATACAGAGAGGGCTAGCCGATATGATCAATGATGTCGCAAGACAAGTTCCAGGCTACACCCTATTCACGGTAATCATCGGCCATAACCCCATCACAGGCGAAACCGTAAAACGAACAGCCTCAAACTTCGTCGGAGGCTTCCTCGGCCTAGTACCTGGCGGCACAGTCCTATTTGACAAACTGGAAGAAGCAGGAGCAGTTGAAGACATGATTACTTGGCTCTCCAATGAAATCAAACAACTAGGCATAACCTGGTCATACCTAAAAGGACTCGTAGGCGATATCTGGGATGAAGTCTCCATCACATACAGCTGGGAAACAAACTTCGGGATCGCCAAAAAACACCTCGCAGACCCATACAATCGAGTCGTAAGGTTCGTCAAAAACATCATCAACAAAGTAAAAGAGATTATCTTCATCGGTGTCCTTAAACTTATAGGAGCGCCTGTTGAAACGGTACTCGAAATCATAAAGAAAGGCAAAGGCGTCCTAGTTAAACTCTTCACTAGCCCTATTTCTTTCATCAAAAACCTCTTCAAAGGGCTCAAAAAAGGACTCGACGGATTCATCCTTCGAATCAGAAAGCATGTCCTCAACGGATTGACTGGATGGCTGTTCGGAGCAATGGCCTCAGAAGGTATCCAAATGCCCCAACAGTTCAATCTCAAAGGAGTATTCAGCCTAATCCTACAAATCCTCGGTGTAACCTATCAACAAATCCGACAAAAGATCGTCAAAAAGCTCGGGAACAAAGGGGAAATCATCATGTCTGGCCTAGAAGGAGCCTTCCAATTCTCCCAAATCCTCCTCAGAGATGGCCCAATCGCCCTTTGGGAAACCATCAAAGGCTCCCTCACAGACCTCAAACAAATGGCCATGGAAGGAATCCGAGAATACCTAGTCAAAACCGTCGTCAAAGAAGGTATACTATGGATACTTGGAATCATCAACCCTGCAGGCGCACTCGTCAAAATCGTCAAAACACTCGTAAACGTAATCCTATTCTTCTCCGAACGATTCCACCAAATCCTAGATTTCGCCAACTCCGTCTTCAAAGCGATCACACAAATAGCAGATGGAGACGTGAAGAAGGCAGCCAAAGCGATAGAAGATGCAATTGCCCGTAGCCTCCCAATCATGATTGGCTTCCTCGCCAACCTTCTCGGATTAGGAGGGCTCGCCAAAGCAGTCGTCAAGATTCTCAAGAAGATTGGCAAAAAGATACAGGCTATCATTCTCAAAGTTATCGCATGGGTCGTAAAGCAAGGCAAGAAGCTCTTTAAAGGAGCCAAGAAAATGGGTAGAAGGGGCAAACGCCTATTCGGGAAAATAGTCGATTGGGCTTCTATGAAGCAAGGCTTTAAAACACCTGATAAAAAGAAACACAAGATATACATCGAGAAAGAAAAGGGTGGAGCCAAATTCATCGTTGCAAGTACCCCCACAAACTTGCTTACCATCCTTGACGAAGTCGTCAAACCACGTTCTCTCAGCGATTACAAAGCCGCAAAAGAACAATATGATAACTTAAACACCATAACTGCCGACTTTGAATCCATCTCGAAGAAGTACAAACTAGACAAATACTTCTACACAGACACATCAGGCAAAATCAGAACCCAAAGAAACTCTAACAAAGGCCTAACAGAGGCACAAATTGAGGAGCTAGACAAAGCCAAAAAGAAAATATCAGGCATCACAAAGAAATACTACAATAGCCTCCTCATACTTTCAGACATCATAAAGAAGTATAACCTTGAAGACCGAGGCCCCGTAACTGTACTTTCCAAACTAGAGTTCTTCCAAAAGAACGGCCTCCCCTCAGGAGTAAAGGCAGCTCCTCTAACTGCCTTAGCAGGAAACGTCATTGGAGCCCCCGCAGACAAAGCCATTGCCGAAGTACCAGGCAAAGAATACCTCAGAATCATGAAGGAAATCTACGGCAAAAGCACCAAAGGCTACCCAAGAGTACATATCATTCATGATCGCCTGCATGGGCCAGCAGATAACAGGAACCTCGCATACTCCTCTAATTTCCTCAATCGGTCTTTCGTAAATATGGAACACGATGTCATAAGAAAAGTGTACAAGTCTGGAGTCATCATGAGATTCGAGGTAACAAACATCACATATGACCAAAAGTTCAAATGGTTCGCCCGAGAGTTTCAAGCAGAATGGGAATACCTCCAAGTGAAGGAATACGACAAAACAAACCCTCAACTACAACCCGATAACTCCAAACCAAAGGGCAAAGGCGTATACCACGAAAAAAATCCGAACCATCCCCCACAATTATCTCAAGAAGAACAAAAACTCCCACATTTAGGAGGGAGCCAAGTCGTGGCATTCGCAACCCTCCTGAACCTAACCCCTCCAGCAAGTTTCGCCGAACGATTCGACCTGCTCAGAAAGGTATCGGGCCCAGGCGCAACAATCACCCGCAAACGAATCGACGGCAAATCGATCACATACAACTTCCGAGGACTTCCCCTCCCAACCCTAATGAACCAATACTACAGCTACAGAACCCAACACCAACCTTTCTTAGGGGCAGATACAACATTCATCCAACAGCTCCAAACCGAAGCAGCAAATAGAAACATTCCCATAAACTTCCAAGCAAAAAGATAACAAAAGGGGTACTCCACTACTGGAATACCCCTTTCCTATAAACCAAACACTAGTAAGACAAACTACTTACCCCAAATCGCCCACCATCTTCTCAGGTATCACAACCCGATCAAACTCCTCCTCCGTCAATAACCCCAACATCAAAGCAGCTTCTTTCAAAGTAATGTCTTTCTTATAAGCCGTCTTCGCAATCGCTGCAGCATTGTCATACCCAATATGCGTATTCAATGCCGTAACCAACATCAACGAATTATTCAACAAGGTCTTAATTCGCTTATGGTTCGGCTCAATACCTACCGCTAGATTCTTATTAAACGAATCGCAAGCATCCCCCAGCAATCGTGCAGACATCAAATAGTTGTAAATCATTACAGGCTTAAACACATTCAGCTGAAAGTGCCCATGCGTCCCAGCAACTGTAATAGCTGTATCGTTCCCAATAATCTGTGCACATACCATAGTCACGGCTTCAGCCTGTGTAGGATTAACCTTCCCTGGCATAATAGACGACCCAGGCTCATTAGCTGGGATAATAATCTCCCCTATCCCACAACGAGGCCCCGATGCCAACAACCGAATATTATTTGCAATATTCATAAAACTTACGGCCGCCCGTTTCAATGCGCCAGACGCCTCTACAATTGCATCATGCGCAGACAAGGCCTCAAACTTATTCGGTGCACTCACAAAAGGATGTCCACTCAACTCCGCAATCTTAGCCGCAACCTTCTCAGCATACCCACGAGGCGTATTCAAACCTGTACCCACAGCCGTTCCCCCCAATGCCAACTCACTCAGCCGTACCAGCACTCCCCGAATAGCCGAAATACTGTTCGCCAACTGCGTAGCATAACCCGAAAACTCCTGTCCCAATGTCACAGGTGTAGCATCCATCAAATGCGTACGCCCAATCTTCACAACCTTCGAAAAAGCTGCAGCCTTAGCCGCTAACGTATCATGAAGAGCCTGTAGCTTTGGCAATGTATGCTCTACAGTCGCTTTATAGGCGGCAATATGCATAGCCGTAGGGAAAGTATCATTCGATGACTGCGCCTTATTCACATCGTCATTCGGATGCACAGGCTTCTTCGAACCAATCTCCCCCCCTAACAACTCAATCGCACGATTCGCAACTACCTCATTCACATTCATATTCGACTGAGTACCTGAACCCGTCTGCCAAACAACCAACGGAAAATGCCCGTCCAATTTCCCCGCCAATACTTCGTCACACACCTGCGCAATTATCTCCGCCTTACTCCCATCCAATGCCCCCAATTCAGCATTCGTCAATGCTGCCGCCTTCTTCAAGATAGCGTATGCCCGAATAACCTCTATAGGCATCTTATGACCCCCTATTTTAAAGTTCTGCAAGGAGCGCTGTGTCTGAGCACCCCAGTATCGATCCGCGGGGACTTGAATCTCCCCCATTGTATCTTTCTCTATTCTGTATTGCATAAAACAATGGATTTGTTAATTCGTCTCCACAAAAGTAAAGGCTTATCAGGCATACATCAAGAAAATACCAAGCTTTTCAATCAAATACCTCCATAAAAAAATCGGATTAAATCCCAATAAGATTTAATCCGAAGCAATTTACGTGGAATATACTGTTCTTAAGCCCCAGACTCGTATATCATTGATAGGCAATTGCTTATAAGGCTTTTGTAAAAAATGGTGAAACTGGGGTGCAAGAACTGCTATTTTAGCCCAATTTTTCTAATACCTGGTTTAGTATCTGGAGGGAGTCTTTTTGGAGTGCCTCGCTGCCTTTTATGGCTTTTACTGTGGGGGTATCTCCCTGCAGGGCTGCATTGAGAGCCTTGATGAGGGCTTGCTTTTCTGTATGGAAGTCTAAGATTTGGGCTTTGAGTTTTAAGATATCTGCCTTTGCTTCTTTGCATTCTAAGTGCTTGAACTCTGGGAATAGCTCTGAGGGGGCTATTTCTCCTACATGCATCAAGGTTAGAATTTGAGCTGCTCTGAGGTTCGGGTTTGAGAGTAGACTGGAAACATTGCTTTGTGTACGGTCTATTTTCTCAGCAATTTCTTTTTGGTTCATTGCTCGCTTTTTGAATAAAGCTTTGAAACGGTTCCCTAGATTTATGTTCTGATAATCCATAATTCAACCATTGTTGCTATTAATATAGATATATGTTTGTATTAAATGAGATTTTTACCCATATTTGTATAAGTTAATTAATACAGCGAAGGGCTACGCGCCCAATTTGGCTGTAACGTTCTTTAAAATGCGGATGGAATTTGGGCTCAGGAGGTCTGGTTCAGACATGAGTCTATTCACATGGTCTCTTTTACCAGAAAGGGCTGCCTCTAGGAGCTCTAGAATGGCTTCTTTCTCGGTGTAGGTGTCGAGGATGTTTGATTGTAGCTTGAGAATCTTTTGTTTCTCGGCTTTGCATTCGAGATGCTTTAAGAAGGGAAAGATATCTGAAGGCGCAATCTCTGCATAAACCATGACTTCTATTACGAAATCGCTCCTTAGACGAGCTCGTTTTAGTTTTTGGTTTATGTTCTGGTGATTTGATTCAAGGGCGTCTGCTAACTCAGTTTGAGAAACCCTTTTCTCTTTGAGAAGTTCCTTGATTCTGGAACCTAAGTGAAAGTCTTCATAAGCCATGATTGATTTTTTAGTTTTAAAAAAGCAACTAAAAAGTTGCAAATAAAGAAAACATTGCTCACATTTGTATAAGCTAATTAATACAGGCAAATATAAAGAATGATATATGCTTGTAGTAATTGAACGAAAGAAAATTGATGATGGGAACAGCTATTAAGGTAAAAAGAGGAGACGTAAGTAGGGTAGTAGGGATTACTGGATTGCCTTTCCCTACGGTTTACTCTGCTTTAAACGGCCTCCGAAAAGGAGAGTTAAGTAAAGTGGTAATCAGAGTGTACGGAGCTTTATTGGATTCTGATGAACAGATTGCCTTGCAGTATAAGGCAGGTAAGTTTGATGGAGATAATGGAGACAATAGTTAGGTTTAATTGTTTGTTTGGAGAAAGGGGTAAATAGTTCCTAAAACAGGCTTAACAACCATCGGGGCGCGCGTGAGTGAAACACTATTCCTTGATAAGGAAGGATTGAAGCAATAGGTGGTTACTTTGCACTTAGCGCGCCCAATTTTTTAAGGAGATAATGAATGATAGATAATAGATTACACCTTATGTAAAGGGCGCGCTAGATAGCGATATTAAATACTTAGGCAAGGACTCAGCTCATAACGCGCCCATTTTTTTAGAAACAACACCAAATCTATCTCAAGGGAGTGGGGATACAGTCGGGATAGAGGGAGAATATAAATATGACAGTGCCACTCCTGATTTTTTTAGGTTTCAATAGTTGATCGAAAAGGCGCGGTATTCTAGTTGGATTCATGCTCAAAAGGCCAATATTAATTCTTTCTAATTCTTTCTTTTCGATGCCGCGCCCATTTTTTTAGATGCAATAGAAGATTCGGATAAATAAGTGAAAGGAGGTTTTATATCACTGATATGTAAAAATATCTTGATGGGATAGCTGTATCTAGGATATACGGCAGTCTCTCGCATGCCAGGCCTGGCGCGAAAAAGAAGGCATCAATTTTTTCAATAACAACAGTGGGGTCGGGGGGAGAGTAGAAGAAGGGAAAAATACGCCTCTCGACCTTTTTTTAATGTGTATATAGTGATGTTAAAATTAAGAGTTATAAAATTGATAGTTGGGCAATCTCCTATGATACTGGAACTGGATGTGAATCTGGATGATGAACGGTTCGAGTCGGTTGATTTTGAGAAGGCTTGGAAGGTTGCTAAGGATAAGCAGGCTGTAACGTTTGCGGATGAGAAGAAGGGAGATGTACTGCTGGTGACGGTAGCGAAGAAGGGGGGGCTGGGATGATAATTAGAGAGGATCTGAGACCGTTTTTCCAGACTTACTTCTGGAAACCGACTGATTTGAAGGATGTTGAGGGGATGACTGAGTATTGGGTGGTGAAGTTTCCTTCTATTATTAATAAGTTACTAGAAAAGAAGGAGGTGCTGGGGCATGCACATAAAGGGCTAGGGACGGATACGATTTGGTATAGTGATCCTGAACAGGATTATACTGAGCTAATAGAGGAGATGAAGAATGAAATAGATGCTTGTACTCGTAGCCTATTTATGGTTGAACTGGGTGTAGGAGGGAAGGCTCATGATAAGAAGGGGGAGCTTGGGAGTACGGTGATGTACTTGGGCGAATACGCCCATTGGGAGGAGATTTATTATAAAATAGGCTGGAAAGAAGCCCACATGGAAGCGGCTCAAGGGATTAGAGGGCAAGGGCGAGGGACTTTCCATGAAAATACGATCATGAAAGTGGATACTTTCGGGAGATTCACGCTTTATTCTGATTATACGCTGCAATGTGTATGCGAAGAGAAAGATATAGAGACGGTGAAAGAGTTCCTGAAGCTGGGAGCAGAGGAACACCTGAAGGCACTGAAAGGACTAATCATGCTGACCATCAAAAGATTGAATAACGAATGATTACGAACAAGAAGATAGAACTCAGCACGTGTTCTAAGGACTTCATAAAGAAGAACTTTAAGAATGTGTTCAATGAATTAAAAGAGCTATACAGAAAGGATCGGGCGGGGTTTCCTATAGAGGATTTTGTGCTTTATAAATCCGTCAAGGGGAAACAGACTGTGTACAAAACTACCAAAGAGATGGTTGCGGATATGGAACATTATAGCTTGAAGCTGAAAAGAGCTAGATCGGAGCGTTCTAAACTGAACTGGAAAACAAAGATATATTTGGCTGAACTCGCGCTTGCATTGCCTATGAAAACACAGGAGGATCGGATGTACTTTGGGGTAGATGAGCCATTGGTGGCGAGCTGCCTTAAAGCTCTGGGAGAAAACTTGGTGTATGTGAATCATCTGGGGTGGGTGTGGACGAGAGACTTCAAAATGGGGGTTAAAGGGAAGAATGGGGAGTATGAGGTTTTGCCTGGGCTGGATGTATCTCCAGAGTCAAAGGAGGGGTTTTGGGAGTATGAGGGGGTTCTGCCGTCATTGCGGCAGATGATGAAGGATAGAAGTAAGGTATTAAAGAAGATTTTGGGGTGGGAAGAAAAGGGGGAATTCAAGCATATAACAGTGACACTTGGGCTATATGAGCGGTTTGGGGATGATTGGATTCTGAATGAAGATGCCTACCCTATATCTTATGATGAGCTTAATAAGCATGGGGTTTATTCTTACCGTACCTTGTCTGTGGAAGGGATAGGGAAACCCTATGAGACGTTTGAGACGGTTCAAGGGAGATATGAGGTGGAATGTATAGAGGGGGAAGAGGAGGAGGCATTGAAGGCTTTGAAGGAGTACTGGGAGAGATTTAGGGATGATAGCCCAATTGAGGCGGCTTTTAAATCGGGGAAACCAGTGATTATGCATACCTATACAGAAACCACGCCCCTCGATGGGGAAGATGAAGACCTGAGCGACAAATGTGAGTGGGAGTTTAGGTATAAGAGCTGGCAGGAGATTGAAAACACCTTCGCTTTGGTTATGCTGGAGCATGATCCAGAACCAAAACGGTATGAATTTGAGGCAATGTTCTATATAAAGATGAGATATAAGAATGATGTTGTTTGTATCTCATTATCTGATGAGATGATGGGCAAAGATACAATTGACTTTTGGTATGAGACTGCCCATTGGGCGCACCCTATGGGGAGAAAAGAAGGGGAGAGCCAGATTGACTTTTTGAAGAGACTGGATCGGTACATAGGGGCGAGTGTAAGGGAGTTTGAAAAGGAGGAGGGGACAGATGAAGGAGACTAAGCATGTGATTGAGATTGAGGTCAGAGTGTGTGGATCAACTCTTTATGTATTGACTCGGGATTTAAAAGCCCACAGACTTTCAAAAGATGGGCTGTATCTGCTACCTGTGCCGAGTGCTATTTTTGATATTAACGGCTGTCATGGACTAAGCCCTCTCCAAAGGATGCCATTCCTGGCAAAGGAGATAGGCCAAATCAAGAGAAAAAGTTTCTTCTTAAAGGTCAATGTTACATGGACATGGAAATGTCTTGTATTTAAGGAGAACTTGGAGGAAATGAAATTGAGGATACTGGAGGAGGCGGAAATCCTATTGGAGGGGAAGCTATGGGAAATCAAACATGTTCTACAACAAATAGATGAAAAGCTATGCAAAAAAGAGTAGTAGCATACGATAATAAAACGAAGGCGATGCAAGTGGCCGAGAAGATGCGAAGTGATATAATGGGGGCTGAAGGGAAATGGGAATATGGGGTAAAAAACACTGAAAACGGATATTGGGCTCCTATGCTGAAGGTACTGACGCAAGGATTAACAGTGAGAATTTTTAAGGTAGAGAATGGCCTTACCTATATGGCTGCCTACCAACTCTCAGGGACGAAGGGGAAATGGGCGACAGGGAGCAGCCCAGCAAATGCTCTTTACAGACTTTTAAATAATTAGAGTTAAGAAAGGCTGTTGAAAAAATACGAAAGCTACATAAACGATGAAGAGAATAATAGAAGCAGCAGTGCCTCCTAAGAAGGTTTTTAGGACGGATGAGGCAAGGATAAAAGCCTCCAGAAGAGTTGAGGAGTGGCTGAAAGGTAGTAAACTTGAGGGGAAGGTTAATGTTTTCTCGAAGGACGGATGGACATATGAGATACAATGGACATTTCATAAAGACGACTATAATGAAATCACGATCAAGGCTCATGAGATAAAAGGAGATAAGGAGGATCGGGTTTGTTTTTTTGCTTGGGCAGAAGATGAGTTTGTGGTGACTGGGAGTGGGGAAAACCTTATAAATCTTTTATGCTCTATGAAACGGGAGCTGATCGGAGGACAAGGAGACGAGTGGGAGCAAGTGAAAGAGATAGATAAGTTTAGCTTTTCTCTGGCTCTTAATGCGTTTCATACAACGCAAAGGATGGGAGAGTATAAAAGAGGGTATTTTGGGTGGGAGGAGGTGAATGGATCCAAAACTATACGCCCCTACAAGGTGGGAATGATAGATAAGAGCGGGGAGTTTCCTTTTGTTGAGTACACGGTTATTTGCTTCTCGAAACAAAGAGAGGCTTATGAACGGAAGGTAATTAAGCAGGTGAGAGAGGATTTCGAGAAGGTAAAGGAGAGCTTAAATAGGGCAGGATGGATATGCTCGTAATGAAATATAGATGTGACCTCAAGCATTTTAAGACGGGTAAGGCGGCGGAGGTGTGGGGGAAGCGATTGGTGAAACGCCTGGGGCGAGAAGCAAGAGTTGATGCTGTGGGGTTTGATGATCTGGAAGGGGTGGCTAGGTACTCTTTTCGGATATGGCTAACGGGGCAGAAAAGGGATGTTTATCTCTTTGAGGAACCCAGTGGGGAGGATGAAGAAAGAAAGTTCCTCCTGTGGGATGGGACTAAGGAGGAAAGATTTGAAGGACTGAATGATTTGATAGAGTATTTAAAGTAATAGAGTTATGTATAAAGAAGACTTACAGAAGATTTGGGCTGAACGCCCACAAGATATGGCAATAAGCAAGATCCTGTCTCCAGGGAAGTCTCTACAGGATCTTTATGAAATCAACGCGCAAACGTTGGGGGAGATGAGAAAAATCCTAAAGGGAGCTAGAACACGTTTGGAGGAAATGCATGAGTTTTTTGTCTTGAAAGATATTGATGTGAGCGGGTGGGATGCCTGGATAAGTGAGATGGGAAATGCCATTGACCAATACGAAAGGGAGAAAATGCCTTATAATAAGCGCACCCAAGTTCACGCAATTATTGTGATGATAAAGGACAAGCAAATTAAGATAGAAGAGCGTGAGTGGCATCAGGTGTCTTACGAGAAACTGCGGGGTGAAGAGGAGATGGGGGAATGGCGTGGAATACAGACCAAAATATCATTCTCTCAGGGAGCCTTGCTACACAACTATCAACCCATATCCTTGGACTCAGACCATAAATGGTTCTTTACTACTGAATATGGGTTGAAATGGGTACAGAGAGAAATTTTAAGGCTTGCGATAGAGATGGCTAATATGAAGGGGTATTCAATTGTTTTGGAAAAGGAGAAGGTAGAGGTAGAATTATAGAAAAGTTCTCAGGCATTATAAATAACATTTAAGTGTGGTAATATGAATGAAAGAAGAGAGCGAAATAGAAAACGTCGGGGGCAGGGAGAACTTTGGGAGGTGTATGGAATACAGAAAGAAGCTCCGAAGGTTTTAAGGTTTTTGGAGGAAGAAGTGGGGGGAATGTGGGAACAGGGGGGAAAAACAGGAGAGAACCCTAGTGTGATATTCAGAGGAAGAGCAGGGAAACGGGCTGTCTCCTTAAGACTACTGAGAGGACAAAAACTAAAGGTGATTTCTCCTATAGAAGATCTGGGTCTGAGCTCAGGAGCTCAAACGTTCTTTCTTGGAGCGATCAGTTATAGGGCTCTGCTGCCAACGGTACGAGCAATTTTGGGACTGGGAGATAGAGAGGTGCCGCTGAAGCATGCGAATATATTGGAGACTGTTGTTTTGATGCATACATGTGCAGCATTGTTGGAGATGGAAGAATGGTGGAAGAGGCAACAATACGAATTGAGGGTGGTGACTTCTAGCCCACGAAGAGATGTTTTAGGGTTTGGGCTGGAAAGCCTTATGCACCCTTTGGATGTGAAAAGACAACTAACTGCTGAGATACAAGGGGTACGGGATGGTGGGGTGGTTAGTATGAAGCTGATGGAAAGTGGTGAATGGATGTTTGATGGGAAAGGGGTAAAACTATTTGCGCATACGTTTGGCGATTTGATGGATGAGATGAAGGGGTTGCAGAATGATGGGTAAGAATATGTCTGCAGCCAATTTCTGGAAGCTTTACGCGATGACAGAAGAAGCAACCAAGATAGTCGAGTACTTGACACGCGAGGTAGGCGGGGCATGGAAGCATAGGAAAGAGCCCAAGGCAGCTTTTACTTCACAAAAAATGCCCAAAGTAATTATCGAGGGTGAAGTGGATGGAGCGAAAATAGAGTTTGAGCTGCGGGAGGACAGAAACCTTAAGGTTTTCTCTCCAATACCCAATGAGAAAATTAGTCTGGAGGAACGGAGATTCATGGCAAAACGATCAGTAGGCTATTGGGATTTATTACCGACTGTGCGAGTGGTTTTGGGGGTGGGAGAAAGAGGGGAAGCATTGAGGTTTGGAGAGATATTACACCCCAGGGTTATGCTACATGCCCGTGTTGTGATTCTGGAAGCACAAGAGTGGTGGAAGGATTTGGGGTATGAGCTTAAAGTAGCAGTCTATGAACCGCCAACTCTACCTATGAATCTAGATTTTACGCATGTGCACTCTTTGGATAAGGAGAGAACTATAATGGGGGAGATTCTGGGGATGAGAAATGGGGACGTCGTTTTCTCTGTGAAACCATTGGAGAATGGAGAGTGGATGTTTGAAGGATTTGACAGGACTCTGTATGCCTGTACGTTTGAGGGACTACACACACCTATGAAGGGGGTATTAACTAAATAGCTATGAAAACAAACTCAATATTTCTTTATAACTATTGTCATCAGAGGATGCATGGAATTATAATTGGACTGGAGAGGCACGTTGGGGGAACATGGGACTATCGTTCTCGATATCTTTTAGAGCAATACGAACACATTTTATTGGGGTATGTGAATGGAATGCCCATAGCATGGAAAGTGGTGGAGCCTTATAAGTTTGTGGCGCAGGATCCCCGAATAATGGATGAGCAATTGATGTTTTTTGGGGAGGAGGTATATGAAGATGTACTAGTGAACGCAACTCAAATACTCTTAGGGGGCGAGGCTACGACTCTGATGCATTTTGCTGTTTCTAAACGAATCGAGGAGATAATGTACAAAGCATCTGTCTTGATAAAAGAAGAAATGCAAGAACTCCCTGAAGGGGGAAGGTTTCGTGTGGAGATTCATACGCCTCCTTTGAACCCTACAGGGGTGGAGAAGCTTCACAGACAGGGAGAGTATAGTTATCGGTTTACGAGTAGACTTGTGGTGTTAGACACTGGAGGGATAGGGAAGTTTCATTTTCAACTTATGAAAAATGGAGAATGGAAGTATGAAGAGCTACAAGGGAATCAAAATGTTTTATATGGCAATACATTAACAGAATTAATTAAAAAGCTGAATAATTATGATAAAAAGCTTATTAGGCAATAGACCAGGATATGAAACGAAAGAAGCCGCTGAAAAGGTGGCAGAGGAGATGATGAAGGGGGCGGAGGATTCTGGTTTTCGGGCTGTGGTGAGGAAAATGGGCGGGGGGTATGTTCCTTCGTTGAAGGGGGAAATTGGAGGTTTCTTGGTCTTTGTAGGAGAGAGGCCAGGAGGGGGCTATGTAGGGATTACCTTCAAGGATATGAAGCCTCTTGTGGTAGAGGCGGAGAGTGTGAAAGAGGTGATAGAGATGATCAAAGGGGAGGGAGTATGAGTGAGATTTTGAAGTTCATAGGGGCAATGATGGTGATGGGGTTGTTTATGGGGGGGCTATATGTCTTTTATGGGATATATGGGATTGTTCTACTTGCAGTGGGAAAGGTAGGGGGGATGATGGTGACGGGAGGATTGATGATTCTGTGTTTGAAGATCGTAAAGAGGTTTCTATAGTTTTTCGTTTTCAGTCTAAAAGGGGCGGTTCGCTCTCGGGTGGCCGTCCCAAATTTAAGAGCATATGAGAAAGAAGATAGTGAAGGCGTTATTGGATTCATTGGGGTGGGAAGGGACAGTGGGGATGGAAGTACTGGAAGAGAAGGGGCTGATGTATGAGGGGCGGATAACACAGAGAGGGTTTGCGGAGATACAAGAAGGATTAAGATGGGATCAGTATGAACGTTTCGGAGGAATACAGTGGGATAAAGGGAAGCTTTATCGGTTTGCCAAGGAAGTGGAGAGCTACGGATATTTACCTAATTGTACACATTTTTATCAATATAAAAGTAAACACCACTTCAGTGTTTTTGTGGTTGTTCCTCCTGGCGGAGTGGAATGTGAAATTTGGTGGGGGGTGAAGAAATGGAGAGCAGAAGATTTTATGGCCTACCATAAAGAGGGAGGAGCGTTTAAGATCGGATGTTTCATGGGAAAGGACGTCAGGGCGAAGCTAGAGGAGTTATTATGATTTGGAGGGATGGTCTTTAGGGAGGTTCGAATCCTCCTCCTCTGACAACATTACTAATTACACATAGTGTCGCCCTCTGGGATAAAACTCAGGGGGCTTTTTTCCCAGGTAACTTTTATTTCAAAGCATCTCAAATTCAAAGCTTTAATGTTTTGGATGGAGAGGAAAATCTACAGTGAAATGTATATAGAGAAAGAAATAGTAAGCGAAATATATCGGAAGTGTTCCATCAAAACAATAGCGGAGGCACTGATTGGAGGGCAGGGATGGAAAAAGAAGGGGGTTCGGTATTGGCGACGGACTCCTTTTGGGAAGGAGAATACGCCTTCTTTCTATATCGATACGGAAAAGAATACTTTTGCGTGCTGGAGTACAGGGAGGTTTGGGAATGCGGTGAAATTGGTGCAGGAACTTGAAGGCAGTAAATGGATTTTGGCTGTGCGGAAAACGGCTGAGATAATGGGAATCACTATACCTGTGAAGGATGACCCAGAGACAAAGAAACGGAGACGCCTGGTGGCGATGATGGGGAAAGTGAAGGAGTACTACCAAGAATGCCTGGGGAAGAATGGACTGGCTCAAGCTTATCTGGAAGGGAGAGGGATAAGCAAGGAAACGGCTGAGGAGTGGGAATTAGGATGGGCTCCTAATGAGAAGGAAGGTGTTTATGAGTATTTGAAGGGCGCGGGGTTTACGGTAGAAGAGATGATGGCGGGGGATATCTTCTATCAAAAGGATGGGAGAGTATTACCAAGATTCTGGGGACGAATCATGTTTCCGATACGGGATGTATGGGGTGAGGTAGTAGCTTTCTCTGGGAGATGCTTGGAGGATAAGGAGGGGGTGCCGAAGTATGTAAATTCATCGGAGACGATGATCTACAAGAAGACAGAAACTTTCTTTGGGCTTGATAAGGCAAAGAAGGGGATCATGTCTGATAAAACAGTGGTGATTATGGAGGGGTTTACGGACGTTATAGCGGCACACGGGGCAGGAGTAGGGAATGCGGTGGCTGTGTGTGGAACGGCTATCACTAAAAGACATATCAAGAAACTAAAGTGGTTTTCTGAGACGTCAATTTTGGCTTTGGATGGAGATGCTGCGGGGATAAAGGCTGCGGAAAGGAGTATCCAGAATGCGGTGAAAGAGGATATGGACGTGAAAATATTGACTCTCCCTACAGGGGATGACCCTGACGAGTTTCTGAAAAGAGAAGGGCTGGAGGGATGGAAGAAGTTACAAAGAGTGGGGTGGGTGAAGTGGATGGTGATGAGAAGGAAGGAGGAGCTGGAGGGGGAAACGATAGCCAGAGGGAAGGCTATGAAGGAGCTCGTGGAGCTCGTGGAGCAAATCCCTGATAAATTAATGAGACATGAGCACCTGCTGAAAATCTCTAAACTACTGAAAACTCCAATGGAAATTCTGACTTCTCAGAAGGATGAGATGCAGAAGATGTGGGGGAGACAGACGAGATGGTTGGCATTTATGTCATTCACGCAATGTATTCTTGGGAATGCTGGAGATCATAGCGATTTCCATAGAACATCGACGGGGCATATGGTGGTGGAGTATTTTGATGGGGAGGGGAAAATGAGACGAAAGAAAACGGAGGAGGGATACGAACAATTATACCAGGACACGAGCTTGTATAAGCCTTCTGTGTGGGGGGCTTATATTCCGAAGGCTATGAGACCAGATGGTGCTCTTTATAGCAATGAGGAGAAACCGCTTTTGAAGAAGACTCTGTGGGTGTGCCCTGATGAGGTGATGGCGCACATCTTGAGTGAGCGGGGGATTCATGCTGTAGGGCTGGCTCATGCTAAGGCGTTTAAGGCGCGGCAAGGGAGTAAGCAACTACACCAGACTATGTTGGATATACTACAGAGAGGGTATGATGAGATAGTATGGGTAGCGGAAAGTGTCGGGTTCTCTTTACCCTCAGGGGATAAGGAGAAGGCCAATGTGTATGAGACGGAAGATATGGCGAAGAATGCCATAGCCAGCAGAGATGTGCTGGTGGAGTTCTTGAGAGTAATGCGGAATAGCCCGCATAGGGTTCTGATTAGGGCTCTGACTCCGAAGAAAATAAAGGGAATTAAGCCTAAGTGGCTTCTCCATTGGATGATGGAGCGAGAGCTAATCCCTGATATGGAGAAGGAGATCTTTGGGGATAGCTTCATTCAACAGGAGGTAGGCCTGGCAACTCCTGAGCAGATAGACCCGCTGTTCTCTCTGGAAGCGGCAGAGGTATTTTTTAGAAAGCATAAGCCGCAGAATATCGGGAAGCAATTTCGATTTAGAGAGGGGTTGTTCTCGATCGATTATGACACTGGTAGAATTGAGGAAATTAACAATAATGAAGAGATAGTCCCCATACGAGTAATAAACAACTCGTATTACTGGCAGGAAAAGGGGGGAGTGAAGTGCCTAACGAGATTCGTACTGAAACCTACCCTCAAAGTACTGGGAGGGGATATGGCACATTGGCTTTATACTTTGACGACATCGAGAGGGGAAACGGCTCCTGTGAGGTTGTCGTCTAAGGATTGGTCAAGTGAGGATCAATTCTTCGATATAATAAACAATTTGCAAGGCATTCAAACAACGACCCAGATATCGAAAGGGCAAATGCGAGCCTTGCATATGTATCTGACTGATCGATTTCAAATAAAGGAAGCTATCTCCTGCCCAACGATGGGCTGGGATGGGGAAAGATGGCATTTTGGGGCTGGAGGGTTCATCGATGGGGAAGGGGTATACTACCCTATTGATGAGGACGGATTGGCGAGTGACAGCAAGAAGACGTTCTTTTATCCTGCTGGGGCGAGAACGACTAGCAAGGCGAGTTTGAAGGAACTCTACAAGGAGCATCAAAAGTATAAGTATAAGAGACACAATACCAGTTGGAGGGAATGGGTAGACCTTTTTACGAAGGTTTATGAGCCTCAGGCTTTGCTGGGGTTGGGGTTCCTGACTATGACCATATATTGGGATATAGTTGAGGGATTGGTGCCTGACAATAAGGTGCCGATGGGGTTTTGTTTGGGGCTTCCCGAGTCGGGGAAGTCAGTTTTCGCGGAAAGCCTGACGGCTTTCTGGGGTAAGTTGGCAGTCGTAAATTTTGGGGCTAAATCGTCTAGAGCAGCATCGAGAGACCATCTGAGTTTTTATAGAAACTCACCTGCTATATTCAACGAGTGTAACCCCAGCAATATCCAAGACTGGGTACTGCCGTTCTGTAAGGGTATTTATGATCAGGAGACTGGTGTAAAGAAGGGAGGCGAGGGATACAAGACAACTATTTATGGATCAATTACGACATCGGCTCTTATTCTTGGGCAAGAAGAGAGCGTGTATCAGGAAAGAGCATTTGTCGAGAGGGTGATCCCATTCCTCTTCGAAAAAAAGAGAGCTTATACATCGGAGGAGAAGAGAGGGTGGAATACCCTCAAGAAGATGGAACGGAATGGATTAGGACACTTGCTCTCTATCTTCATCCAGAAACGAGAGCTTATTTTCGAAAGGTTTGAGGAGAAGTTTGTGGAGCTTGAGGAGAAGTTTGCAGGCTTGGTCAAGTTTGATGGGGATCGAATACCGAAGAACTATGCAATCCTCATGACATGCCTGAGCATCCTGATTGAGGATGGGATGCACGTGCCTATATCTACTGCGGATATATATGAGAAGGTTACTATGGAGATGAAGGAGCATAAGAAACTCTTGAAGGAGAAGGGTATAATGGACTTCTTTTGGGGGTTTGTGGCGATGGAATTGGGGGGAGAGAAACGTTTTGGATTGGATGACCGATGCGTTTTCTATGACAAGGACAAAGAGCTAGTAAACGTTTCTGTGAACAGAACCCACAAAGCATTTAAGAAATACCTGGAGAGTCGGAAGGTGAAGATAGAAAACCAGGAGCTTTCGACCTTCAAGAAAAGACTAAAAGAACAGGACGGATTCTTAGGATCTGTGGGTAGTGCATGGGTCGGATGGCGTAGAGTACGTCATAATGATGGGAATCTTACCATTGATAGGGACTCAAAACGGATGACAAGTGCGTACCAGTTTAGTTTTAAAATGATTACTGAAAAGGGGATTGAATTCCCTACTGAGGCTTTTGATAAGTAGTATGGAATATAAGACATTATATCTATGTTGGTTGTCCATACCTGATGAGGAGTCAGAATCGATACTGGAGTCTCTACAAGGTATGCCAGGCATACCTTTAGATTACTCAAAAATCATCCAAAAGTATACAGAGTGGGAGCAATATTGGAACGCGATAAGACCAAAGAGATCAGGGAACGACCTCTATTGGCTTGAGGTATCCTGGCCGCCAATGAAGATAGTAAGGGCGTTATCGAGGAAGTACCCTACAGTGAAGTTTCAATTTTATTATGATAATGGAAGTTCGACTCACTCGATTTCATTATTGAATTGTAAAGAACTGGAGCAGGTTCTGAAGGGGAAGGAGTTGGAAAAGTTGAAATCTCTATGGCAAGAATATCGGCTAGAAATCGCTATTGATACATTATCTTGCCGAGTAGTGAAAGTGCTACCTAAAGAGAATAGAGAGGACGAGATTAGGCTGACCAATCAAGGAAATACCATATGGAGGTGGTTCCGAGAGATGTTCGAGTGTCGAAAAGGCGATCTTCTATTTTTTGATTCAGTCGATAGTGGAGAGAAAACAAGGATAGTTTTCTCTCAAGATACCGTGACATTTAGGAAAGAAGAGTTTACGAGTCGGTATAGTTACACAAAGGGGGCTGTAATGGTCTTTACCAAGGTTGTGTTTACAGAAAAGGAAGGGATTACATCCTTTAGACTATTTAGGAATCAGCTAGGGGCTTATAGAGTGGGAACCATATGTGGAAATGGATTAATGGAGATGCTGGTATATGGACAGACCGTATAAGAAATAATATTATTTTGAATGAATGATTTAGGTGAAGTGGATTTACGCTGATGTCCTAGGACTGGGGGGCTTATACTGCCATTTTGGGGTATGGTAGTAGAAATAGGGACAACAACCTTGGTTCTTCCAGGGAACTGGGAAGAAGTCAATGAAGAGCAATACAAGACAATCATTGAAGGGGTTCTTCAGGGGAAGGAGCTTGAAGAAGTTATCATGAACCTTCTGCAAGGAGACGAGATGAAGGCTTTCGAGACCCTCGTGACTGAATCGGTTATACCCGATGTGGTCACGGGGGCTTCTTTTTCTGAGGAGGATGAGAAGGGTATGTACTATGCTTCTGCTGTTCTTTCTATAAAAAAGAAGATGGGGTGGATGATGAAGCCTTCGAAGCATACGGATGAGGTAGTGGCGAGGATTAAGACGTTTTCTCATAAGGGGAAAAAATATAGACTCCCAGAACCCAACGGGAATGATGTCAATTTTGCAGAGTTCGCCCTATTAACTAGGCTACTACGAACCCAAAGGGGTGCGAAGATGCTGCTTTCTATTCTGGCAATTTTGGCGAGAGAAGAGGGGCAAGAAGAAAGGGACTTCGATCCGAGAAGAATCGAGAGAAGAAAAAAGGAATTTGGAAACGTACCAATAGCTGTCTTCATGGCAGCGAAAGACTACACAGAAAGGTTGATCCTATACGTAGTGAAGAGATATCCTAAGGTATTTGAAGGGAAAACGAGTAAGGGAAATGGATTTGGGTTTGTGGGATTACGTAACAGACTGGCGGCTCAAGGGGGAGGGATAGTGGATACTGTCCAGATAGATAATATGAACATAAAAAGGGTCATGAGCTATGTGACCCAAATGATAATAGAGCGAGATGCTAAAGAGAATTAAAAAAGAGATACTGAAAATCGCATTGGGGTTTCCTGATGTAGATCAGGTAGTATGGGGGGAACAAGAATTATTGCTCCAGGAACAAATTCAGAATTCTCCGAGTACCTATTTCTGGGTCAATGACGTGGAAGTGCATGCTACGGAAAAGGGGGAAAACCATCTTTATCCTTCATACAGATTGGACATATCCATTAAATCGAAGGATAACGACCTCGATTCATGTGAGGTCATAATGTGGCGGTTCATTAATATCCTGAGAAGCAAGAACAGAGAGGGTGTGTTTCGTTTCTCTTTGGATAGCCTTCGGGCAGACCAGGTGTTGTTCTTTGAGAATGGATATAATGGGTGGCGATTTTCTTTGTCAGTCGGGGAGACTGAAGCTGTTGTTGCTCCTGAGGATGGCTTTGAAGCAAGAGCAGTAAACGCGCTTTCGCTCAAGCCTAAGGCACACGCTGACCAGGTGTATCTCAAGGTTGGGGAAGATGAGATTGCTTTTGCTTGGGATGGGGCAGATACCAAAATCGCTCTGGAGACGGCAAGAATAAAGCTGGAGGAACTAGGCGTGGCCTCAGTGATACACGGGAACATGATCTATATAATGGCAGAAATCGATATCGTGGACGAAGAGCAAAACCATAGTTGGATATGATTATAAATAGGGATCTACCAAATTGGGCTGGGGTTTTAAATCCTATAGGGTTGGAGGTGCAAGCTGACCCAAACTGGAATACGTATGCGAGTTATGGAATCAGGGTGACGGTAACGGGGGGGAATGGACAAAGCTTGAGCTTCTTTCAGAGACCTGGGCTGGGAGATAAGACAACCTTCGACCTACGAAGAGCGGTATTGGCTATTTTGGGGGATGATCAGGAACAACCTGATTTGAATTCTTATGTGAAGGTCATGATGCCAGGAGCGATATCGGTGGTGATTGAGGAAGTGGCAGATGGGGCAGTGATGGAAACTGAGAATAAGCAGATCAAGGTGATTAGAGGGGGATTTCATCCTAGATTGGGACAGATGATGAGCACTTGGACTGCTGATGGGAAGTTTCTTACGAACCAGCCTCGCAAGAAACGAAGCAGTAGAAAGGTATGGGAGCTGTTACAGGTAGTCTTGAATGATCAGATTATACCTGTGAATGGGATGTTTCCAATTCATATTTCAATGAAGTTTTCGGATGGTAATGAGATAACGGGGACAATTGAGATGCCTGTACAAGGGGCTTTTCCTAATGCTGGGGATTTAATACAAATCCCAGTTGGATGGGAACACTTAAACCTATCTCAGTATGGGACAAATGGGCAAGATCCAATTGAATGGACTGTGTGGCTCCAACAAGGGAGAGCCATACTATCGGAAAGAATGACCTATACCCTGAGAGGTACGACCTTTTCTTCTATTGAAAGGCAATACTTATTTAGGAACCAACTAGGAGGGTGGGATACCCTCCGAACGACGGGATTGAACCAGACGAAGATTGCTGTCGAAAGAAGTGAGATGCGGATTCCTGGTAGCCCTTTCGATAACTTCGGGCGAAAGGTTTTCTCAACCCTTGGACGAAGCTACCATAGAGGAGCTCAAGATACAGGAACATTGACGCAAGCAGAAAGAATCTGGTTTAGAGAGTTCATCCGCTCCGAAAATGTGTGGGCAGCGAAAGACGAAGAGCAAAAAGACAACTCCCTCACTCCTATATATATAACCACCCAGAATGTGGCCATATTTGAAGATGAGAATTTTGTGGGAGAGGAGAAGTTTGAATATAAGGAGGCGTGTGTATGATAGAGATAAAGACTGAGAGGGGCAGCTTGGGACTCTACCCAGATACGACAATTCAGTTTGAATTGATTAATCCTCTGTTCTCAGATGTAGTGGGATACAATTCTTTTGTTTTCTCCCTCCAGATCCCGAATGATGGAAGGAATGTGGGTGTATTCGAGATGCCTGATGAACCCACGATTATACCGCGAAATGATACGTTGGCAGCGACCATCCTGTTTGATGGAGTAGAACTATTTGAGGCTACTATAAAAGTGGAAGATGCAAACGACCGAGTGATTAATATCGGGATTAGTGTCATGGAAGCGAAACTGGCTCAGGAGCTGGATAGAGAACTTACTGAGTTCAATTTAGGAGGAGAAATAAGCTTATCAAATCAATCGGGATATAATGGGACAGAGGAGGTTATACAGGTCATGAATGAGGCGGCTAATGGTATGGGGGATTGGCCGTTTACATGCTTTCCATACAAAAATGTATCTCATTACCCTGAGTTGGTGCACCCCACTACTCCAACAAATTGGGAATATGAGATTATTAACCTATGGGATCAATCAGGAACTTTCTCTCAGGAGGAGCACGCTCATAGAAGTGGGATTAATGTGGAGAGATACACCGTATCGCCACAGTTCTTTTTATTGTACATCATAAGGGAGCTCCTGCAGGAATTAGGATATGAATTGGTTCCATCTGCTTGGACGGAGGATCCAGAGATTCAAAGTGTGGTGGTGTGGAATAACCGAACCCTACAGGATGAACAATATTCTGACAATCTTGGGTCTATGGTGATGATATACATGTACCATTACCGAACGGTGATAAAGGCGGCAGAGCATGTGCCTCCGATGAAGGCAAAGGAGTTCTTGAGTTCCATTTGCAAGGTATTCAACCTATCCCTTTTCTGTGAAGGGGCTCAAATATCCATTAGAAATAGGGAGGAAGTTGTTCTGGAGGCAGAAGAATTGGATTGGAGGGATAAAGTCACACATATATCGGTAGTGGCAGACTCAAGCGAGAACAAAGATGGGTTTGAGTTCAAGATCGATCGCGACGAAAACGATGAATTGAGCAAACCAGAACTTGACAAAAGGCCAACCACAGTCGGAGAGGTAAACTTCCCTCATGAGCTACCATTATCTTCAACTATGGATTCTTATTTGGTGAGGGAGACTAATGAAATATATTCGTATGGAGACCAAGGATGGGAGCCTGTTACCTGGGATCAATTCACCATGGGAGAAGGCGAGCTCAAGGTGACAACAAAGGCTTCAACGACACGAATGAAAGTGTTGCCTTGGGGAGGGGGAGACTGGAGGATTCCAGCAGTAGATATGCCTGGTAGCTCGGAAGGTATTGCGGGTATGCAACATCCGTTTGGGTTGCGACTGTTATTCTATCGAGGAATATATGCGGATATTCCTAATGGAGTGGCATACCCACACGCTGATGCATCACCAGTTAGAGGGATTTATAATTATTCTCTCCATTGGGAAGGGGAGAGAGGCTTATATAAGTCCTGGTGGGAAGGCTGGCACAACGTACAAAGTAAACAGATCATTCGAGGGAGCGTCCGAATTAATATTATGGATATTAAAACGCCCCCTTGGGAGAAGAAAGTTCGTATGAGAACCTCAATTGGCGAAATTGGGGTGTTTGTGAAAAGGTTGAATGTTTCTCTTTCGATGAGTGGCATACTCCCTGCCGAGGGAGAGTTTATGAGCCTGTGATATGGATGAAAAACTTAGAGAGGAGTTCCTAAGAGAAACTATCCTAAAATGGATTGGGCATGCTAGGAAGGAGCTCATAAAACGAGTAAAGAAAAAGGAAAAACATCTGCCAGAAGGTTTGGCTGATGATATATGGTTTGACCTATCTGTTGGGGTGGTCACCAAAATAACCCTCTCTCTGGGAAGCAAAGGGGACGCGGCGAGGATGATAGACATCAAAAAGCTTAAATGGGAGAAAGTTCCCCATAAAGCAATCTCGCTATGGGTCACCAAACATTATTCTAGACTCAGAAAAAGAAAGGTGCCAGGGTATAAAAATCAGCCTAAAAAATTAACAAAGGAAAAGCAAATCGAACGGATAGCAGCAGCTATCGCGTTTCGCAAAAGGTCAAGACCCGCACACTCCTCAAAAGGACGGTGGCTATACGCTAAGCGCATATATCAATTGATAAGTGTGCTTGAAGATATGCTGCGAAGAGAACAACATGATTGGCTCAAGAAAAAACTAAAGAATGAATTTGAGAACTTGCCCACAGTCGAGTTCTTCTAGTAGCCTAATGTCCTATCCACATCAGCGAGAAATTTATCTCTTGCTGATATGGCGAGAAACTCAGACATAGCTCACTTAAGTGTTTTCGTGGACGGTACTCCCGTAACGAACACGATTAAGAGCCTAGCGAAGGACTTTCGTAAGCTTAAACGGGAGGTTGAATCAACCAGTCAATCAAACGCAGATTTCCAAGAGAAGGCCAAAGAATACGGTCGCGTCCGAAATGAGTTGGTTGGACTTAGAAAAGAACTCAAACAGATAGCCTGGGAAGTTCAAGGTATCCCTGAAGACTCCATCGAGGGACTCACGAAAAGAGCGTCTCAATTGGAAGAACAGATGGGGAAGCTCTCTACGAGTTCTCAAGAGTACAAGCAAAAACTTCTGGAATATGATGAGGTAAAAAAGACGTTGGAGAGGGTCAAAGCAGAGGCTAAGGCTCTCACTGAGGTCGTTGAATCGGTTCCAAAGGACTCGATTCAAGGCATGAAAAACAGGTTGGAGGAATTGAATGAGCAACTCATCAAGGCCAAAAGGGGGGGAGAGAAGTTTGTAGCGTTATCGGCAGCCTTTAAGACTCTGTCTCAAGAAATCAAGGAAACGGAAAAGGAGGCAAAAAAGCTGGAGGAGGCCATAGAAAGCTTTCCTAAAGGAAGTCTTAAGGCAGCGGAGTCGGAGGTGAAAGAACTACGAGAAGAACTATCCAGACTTCCAGAGGAAAGTGAGGAGTTTAATTCGAAGGTACAAGAACTCAGAAATGCCGAAAAACGTTTTGATAACGTCAAGAATAAGGTGAAAGGGGTCACTGAAGCCTTCAAGACCCAGAAGGGATCAATAAAGGATTTGGAACGGGAATTCAACAAATTGAATAACGAAATCAGATCAATTAACCCAGAAACCCAAAAATTCAATGAGAAGCTGAAGGAACTGGCAAAGACTGAAAAAAGCCTCGACAGAGCGAGACGCTCTATGAACAGATTCAAAGCCTCTCAAAAGCAAAGTATTTCCATTACTCAAAGACTAGGGAAATTTATGAAAGCCAATTGGATAGCCTTAGTGGCAGTCATTGGTATGGCTATAAAGAAAGGTCTTGAATATGCCTGGCGACTCAGCCAGGAAATGGAAGAGCTCAGGGGAAAGATCAATATCCTCACGGGAGAAGTTGGGGATAGTTTAAATAAGGTCTCGGCTAGGGTCAAAGCACTTAGCAATATCTTCGAAATTTCGATAAAAGAGATATTAGAAGCGGGACAGTCTCTAAGCACAGCTTTTGGCAAAAAAATGTATGAATCCTTAGATAGCCTTGCTAAAGGATTAATCTTGGTAGGCGACAAAGCTGGAGAACTCTTAGATCAAATCTACGAATATAGCTCCCGACTTGAAGAAGCTGGATTCATAGCATCCCAAGCTGTTGCCCTAATAGTCAATTCGATTAACATGGGGACGTTCAATGATTCCCTTGTTGATTCAGTGAAAGAACTCGATTTGCGTTTGGAACAACTGAGTGAATCCGCAAAAAATCTACTCAACTTAAAGTTTGGCAAAGAACTGACTGAACAGATATTGGCAAATTCGGGGGATACAGTTAAAGCACTCCAACTGATATCGGGAGGAATCGCGGAACTCCTAGAAAATGGAGAAGATGTGAATGAGTTAGTTTCTGTTCTTTTTGGAGAGCCAGGCGAAAACCTTACCGCTGGGAACATTGCAAGGATAAAGGACATGAACCTGAACCTTGATGAACTTGTGGGAACAGGTAATACATATATACAACTCAAGCAAAGGGAACTCATACTTGAGGAAAAAGCGGCTATAGCAAGTGCCTCTTTATCCCAAGAAATAGAGGGGCTTTCGGCATGGTTTAGAAGGGCAGGGAAAAACATATCGAGGTTTTTCGTCGGAGGGCTTGCCGCCACTCTGAAATTCTTCAATTATCTTCCTGGCCGTATTAAAATATTCGGGAGCTTAATGTCTCATGCTGCTGCAAAGTTTGCGAATGCTTGGATAAAGGTCATCAATAGAATAAGGAAATCCTTAGGGTTCGATCCAGTAAAAGAGTTTGAGGCCAGTGGGGAGAATATCCGTAACGCACGAAAGGCTTTACAAGAAAAGATTGCTAAGGATAAAAGGGATTATGAGGCATCACAAGCCGTAGAAAACCTTAAAAACATCAAGCAATACAAAGCTGCTGAAAGACTTGAGAGGGTGAAACAGGAAGTTGCAACTCAAAAGGCAGAAAGAAAAACATACAAAGAAGAGGCCGATAAGATGTCCAAGCTCAGAGCAGAATCTCAAGCAGAGATTGAGAGGTTGCAAATAGAGCTTATGGAGGACGGACTTGAGAAAAAAATAACTCTCCTTCGGTTCGAGACTCGCAAAAAAATTGAAGCTATCAAAGGAGGTCAAGCAGAAATTGAGCAATTAACCCTCTTATACGAAAAGAGGCTTGCCAAACAGATAAAAGCATTAAGAAAAGAAGAAGAAGTAGAGAACGCAGCAGCTCGTGCGAAGGATGCAAGCGAAGCCAAAGAATCACGAGATAAAGAGTACGCCCAGAGACTGGAGAGCCTAAAAAGGAGTAGAGACGAGGAAGCCCTTATAGACACACAAACCGCTGTAGAAAAAATACGTAATGGCGAAGATAGTGTAGTTGCAGAAGAGGTACTCAACCAACAGCTTCTTGACGGCCAAATAGATTTCTTGGAAGCGAAGAAAGAGCTTCAACAGGAATTCGGGATGGATTCTCTGGAAACACAGACCCAAATCGAGCAAATGAAACTCGATGAGGCAAGAAGGAGGGCTGAAGAAGAACTCGAAATCGAAAGGGAAAAAGAGGAAAAGAAGGAACAAGCAAAGCAACAAGCCCTTACAAAGACCAGGCAACTGGGACAGGCCATGACAGCCTTTTGGAAGGCTAAGTTGGATGAAGAACTAGATCTTCTCGATCAACAAAAAGAGGCTGAACTTGAAAAAGCGGGGGACAACGAGGCTGCCAGAGCTGAAATAGAGGCAAAGTTCCAAGAGAAAAAGGAAGAGGCTCAGAAAAAAGCAGCAAAAAAACAGAAAGGGGTATCCATAGCCAATACCCTAATAAACACGGCAGAATCTATAGTGAAGACAGGGGCTACCTTAGGATATCCCCTAGCCATTCCGTTTCAGGTCATGGCTGGGGCGATTGGAGCTCTCCAGATCGCTACTATAAGGAAACAAAAATTTGCAGACGGGGGCTTCACAGGTGAAGCACCTTGGGGAGCCGTTCCTGATGAAACGGGAGAGATTCCAGTCGGTCTAGTCCATAGACACGAATATATTGTACCAAGGAGAGTCGTTGAAGATCCTGCTTCAATACCTCTCATAAAGTCTCTAGAACGTATGAGAAGAGGCCAAAAATTCGCGGATGGGGGCATGGCATTGGACTCCCCTACCCTCTCCCATTCAAATATAGACGTAAACCCGTCTGACGATTCACTTGCTGCAGTAGGGCAGAAGATGGACAAAATCCATCATACCCTACAACGGATGAGGGACGATATTCAAAACCAACGTTTGGTCTCCATAATCGGAGAAAAAGAAGCAAATGTAATTGATAAAGCACAAAAAGAACTCTACAGGAGAAGAGGGACTGCACTATGACAATCGCTGAATGGGAACGTAATAAAACATGGGAAGCGACGGAAAACCTCATTAAAAAATATGGGAGTAAGAGGATGAGGCTCTTACTACGAGTGACCAGTAAAAAAAATCTTAGCAATCGACGGATTCTGGAGAAACATCTTCTTCAGATTAAGAAAAAACATCAAACAAACCCAAGGTCAAACCCAGGGTCAAACCCAGGGTCAAACCCAAGGTCAAACCCAGGGTCAAACCCAAGGTCAAACCCAAGGTCAAACCCAAGGTCAAACCCAAGGTCAAACCCAAGGTCAAACCCAGAGTCAAACCCGTATAGTGGGCTTTCTTTCAGGTTTCGAGTTAAATCGGGAGTACCCGATATACAAAAGATCGACCTAAGGATTGTAGAATTGGCAATAGAGAGAGATTTCTGCATCAACTGTGTAGAAATCATATATAAGAACGGGCGATATTCTGAAGAACAAATCAAGAGGAATAGAAGAGCCGTAATAATCTTGAACAGGATTAATAAAGAACTCTCGGATCTTAAATCCAGAAGAGAAATTCTAGAGAACTCGATTATGGCAGAAGAGCCGCTGGCAGATGACCTAGTTATATCCTTCGCCAAAAGAAAATACTCAACAAAGGATATAAATGCGATGGATAAATCGGAATTAAAGGATCTTAAAGCGCGTATTTCTACACGCGCCTCTCAATATAGATCGAAAGCTAAACTGCAAGAAAGCACCACACGCCTCAATACAATTCTAAAAATCAAAACTTTAGAAGGTTATCTAGATCTAATCCAAGCGGAGGAAAGAAAAAGGAAGATTAAGAAATGAAGAACGGGATCATAAAAAAAATAATAAGTCATTATCAAAAAGGAACAGTATTATCACCTCCTGAAGAAGGCTATAGAAACACCTTACTCAAGGTGGTGGAGCTCCACAGAAAAGGATGCTCCAAAACGGAAATAATTAAACAAATAAAAGAGGACGGGGGGCTACCTCAATGGAAGGTATACCAAGCGTATGAACATGCTTGGAAACTCTTTGCTATAATATTCGACATATCTGACGAGGCGAAGAGAGCTATGGTTGGCCAATTCTATTTGGATTTGGCCGAGCGAGCGAAAGCTAAAAAGAATCTCGCCATAGAAAAAGGGGCAATTGATTCCTATGCAAAACTTCATGGCTTGTTTAAAAACAAGTCGAAAGAGGAAGACAAAACAGTAATAAGACGCCCCAAAAGGCGATATAGTACAGATCCCTCTGTACTTGATATAAGAAAGGAATAGGAATGCAAGAGTTAGTATATGTACATGCCAAACAGAAACTCTTCTTGGAAGCAATCTTTTCCGCTTTATACAAGATATTCGTTCTGATAGCGGGACGAGGATCTGGAAAGTCAAGCGTAGGAGGTATATACCTAGAGGAATGTGTCCATGCGATGCCTGGCAGCTCGGGCTTCATCGGCTCCCACACAGCCGAAACAATAAGTAACAGGATTATTCCATCTATGAAAATCGTTTGGGAGGAGATGGGATACATAGAGGGAGTTCATTACAAGGTCGGAGGAACTCCGCCTTCCAATTTCGAAAAGCCAAAAGCGGTTCCAGACGATTATAGGAATGTGATATCATGGTATAATGGTACGGTTATCTATATGATTTCATTCTTCAATGACAAAGGAGGAAGGGGGGCTAATTTCCAGTTTGGATTGGTTGATGAAGCGACCCTAGTAAAAGAGAGTAACTTCGCCCCTAATATCATCCCTGCATTACGAGGTATGGGTCATGTAACAACTTTGAATCCGATAGATCATAGAGAACCTAGATGGGGGAAACTGGTGGAGATAGACGATGAGTTCTATGAGGAACTCAAATGGGAAGAATGCCCCCTTTGGGGAACCCTGATGCTAATGGGGTCAAGAGCTTGGCATGAAATCGGGAAATGGGTTGAAGCTTATCAAGAAAAAGAAGAAATAAAAATTGCAGACGAGGTTTACAGAACTTTCTATATGGAGATGACTGCATTGGACAATCCCCTCACTGGGGAGAAGTATGTAGCCTTAATGCGTTATCACCTAGAAGAGGCTGTATTCGCCTTGGAGATAATGAATAAGAAACTCAACGTTGAAGATAGACTCAAATTCTATCCTTCATGGCAGGATAAGATTCATACGATATTCCACAACCCCTACAAGAAAGATAAAGGTCTCATAATATCTTGGGACTTCGGTAGTTATACCAAGGCTACTGTGTGGCAGGAGCAAGAGGATTATCTATATGGTATAATGGAGTTCGAGTCCGACAAGGGTTTGGTCTCCGACGTATGTAACCAAATCATTGAGTTCTTCAAGGATCACGGGGACAAGCATATAGAACTCCAAGGAGATGTGAACGGGATGTATACTCCATACTCCAAAAACAGCAATAAGAGTATACATGAGGTGATTATTGAACGCTTATCCAAACAGTTTAGTATCACCCCGATACAGAACACCCACAACCCTCCTCACACCAGCAAATATGAAATGCTAAATGATGTGTTTGCTGAAACATTTCCTTCTCTCCCCAAAATTCGAATATATGCACCCCAGATGCAAAAGACGTGCATAAGCATCAAGCTAACCAAAAGACTAGACGATGGCTCAGGCAGGAAAGATAAAAGAAGCGAGCATCCACTAGAAAAGACTCCTCAAAAGCACGCCACACACGGAAGCGATACCGTTGATTATGTAATCTACAACAAATACAAAAGTAGATGGATTGGCGGAGGGACTGGGAAGGGTTATGCTAGCGTGAATTAGCATATATCACCAAAATGAAGAAATTTCTTCATTTTTCGCTAATGGGCGCACCCCGCGCTTTAAGCATATCTATTTTCAGATTTATTTTTTTTCGGTTTTGTAAAAGCTTGGTAAAAAGGCATTTACGGCAAAAGTATTCCGAAAAAATTAGGGGACTCCCCTACCCTATTTTACACGGTATATACGTCTAATTAGTCATCATTTCGACTGTACAGTAGTGTTAATGTCCTATTTTACGTAAGACTTGGGCGGCATCTTGCGAATGATGTCAAGAACGATACATAAAAGCCGCATCAACTACTGGCTGAATGTAGAAAAGCCAAAAGGAGGGCAACGACTGTTCTCGATGAGCATCCTCCTTCTGACAGGAGATGATCGTGGGTTTTGTCGCTTCTTCCCTTCTGTGAGGTTGTGGAAGGATGAGGATAAGGAGGAGAAGGAGAATAAAGTTCAGAAGCGAGGAGGAAGTGGATCGAAGCAGGGTAAGGGAAAGGTGAATAGAAAGCACCACGAAATGTTTACCCTATATGACACTATAGAGGAGAAAGTATTTAGAGTACACTTGAGCCAAATAAAAGAATTCAATGGACAAGAGGTCAGGCACTAACGCATTCATTAAAGTGGTTCCTATCAATGTGAGGGAAAGCAGCTTGCAGACGAAAAAAACGAGCAATCCAGCGGAGGCATTGAGCGAGGATATGACGTTCGTGAGGAAGAACTTCTGCAGGGATGATATTATTCCCTGGTTTGATAAGAAGAATAATCACCCTGAGAGGATGATGACGTTGGTGACGAGTACTCCGAGCTTTTTGCCATTGATGCTGACGCTTGTGAAGATTACGAATGCAGGGGGATTGACGCTGTTTGGGAGGGATGAGAAGGGGAAGATTGTGCCGCTACAGCAGCATAATTGGCCGCCACAGATCAAGGACTTCTATGTCTATAACGACCTCTATATGTGGGCGTACAACTTGATTAGCGACATGATTTTTCTGGCAAATGCGTTTCCGTTGGTGACTTTTTCTCAGGGGGCAAAGGGAAAAAATGTGACGGTGAAACGGCGGATTGTGGAGCTGGGACGGCGGCGGCCAATGTATACGCGGAAACTGAAAAAAGCTAAGAAGGAAGACCCCCAAAAGTATATTCATGTGCCTGAGTGGACGCAGGAAGGGATAGAGAAGGAGGCTGTGATTTATATGCATATGACGCAGAAGGCTTTCTTTGATGAGAATTATGCTTTTGTGGCGGGTGGCAATACTTTTCAGCATGACCAAGGGCTGTTTCATCTGAAAGAGGATATACCAGGCTTCTCTGATTATGCGATTCCTCGGTATTATGGAGGGTTGAAGTCTGCGCAACTACAGAAGTTCATTATTGATTGGCAGACGTCGAATCTGCGGGATTCTATGGTACTGCGGGCGCATGTGCAGATTAGTGACCGATATTTTGCGGCTAAGCTGCAAGATATCAACCCCGAGACAAAACAAAAATATACTAGGAAAGAGATATCCGAGGAGGTTGGAGAGATGGTTGATAGGTTGTTTCATGATCCTGAGAAGGCGTTTAAGACGCTTCTAAGTGGGGTATTTTTCTCGCCTAAGGGTGAGGCTGTGCCTGATATCAGGATTGAAGCGATTAAGATTGATTTCAAAGACGAAGCATTCGTCGAGTTGGAGAAGAATATACGGTCTTTGGCTACTTCTGCGGTGGGATTGTTACCGAGTTTGGCGGGGTTTATTACGGAGAAGGGAATGAGCTCTGGGTCGGAGATGACCCAAAGTTTAAACTTGCAGGGATTCCTGGGGTGGCATTTACGACAGATGATAGTCAATTTGATGGAGTGTATACACAGGTACAATGGGTGGGATGAGGAATATACATGGGGCTTCCCTATGCCTGCCTTGGTTACTAAGGATATTGATAAAGGAGGGATTACGGATGCTACTTAAGTATGTATATGATGCGACGGCAAAGGATACCCCAGAGGATCAGAGGTTTTCTATTTGCCGATACGTTCCTGAGATCGATCGGGATTTGAAGTGGGGAAAGATATATCCTCATATAGAGACTGCTGAGTGGGAATATCTTGTGCCGAATTTGGGAGAGGAGCTCCTGGAGGGGCTTGAGGGGGAGGTAGAAAATGAGCCTCAAGAAGGATATCTGGAGGTGAGGGAGAAGCTGAAGGGGCATGTATTGGCGGCATTGGCGAACTTTACAGCTCTGGTGTATAGTCGGAGCGCATCTGTGAAGCTGGGAGCGATGGGAACTGTGGTGAACAACTCTGCGGATGGTACGGTGATGCAGGCGGGGAAGTGGATGAAGATCGATAGTAGAAAGTCTTTCTTTATGAGGGGGATGAGTGCGATGGACAGAGCTCTAGGAGTACTAGCGAAGGGGGCAAGTTTTTTTCCTGAATGGAAGGATGGGGGAAAGAGAGTGATTCCTACTCCTACGGTACTGGCGGAGCATATGTCTATACTGAAGGGACGACATGTGGTTTTTCATATGATGAAGCCATGGATGAAGGATGCGGAGAAACGCCTGGTATCTGTGATGGGAAAGCTCACACTCTTACGAATGATTGAGGGGGCTACAGAGCAGGCAAGGGAGCTGAGAGAGATGTCGAGAGAGGTCGTAAGTAAGGCTCTTTATATAGTGGCGGTGCCTTTCTTAATGGTTCGGGTGACGCAAGAGGGGGTAGTAGAGATGGACTATACTGAGGATGGAGAGCCGCAGAAACAGCTCCGATCTGATATGGTGGATAAGCTAGCACAGAAGGCAGAAAATGCGATAACAATCAAGCTGAAGGAAATAGAGAGCTATCTTAATGCTAATGCGGATAGCTTTCCTGAATATAAGGAGAGTGGGCTATACACTCCTGTGGGGGAAGGTGATCCTTTCCATAAAAAATTTAACTACGAAAACGGACGGAATGTAATTTTAATGTGATATGAGAAGAAGTTTATCTGGAATTATACTTGTGGTAGCGGCGGTGCTGCTGACTGTGGTGACAATTTTCCAGGGGGTTTACATAGGTCAAATTATTGACCAACAAGAACACCTAACGAAAAGATTTAGAATCAGCGAGGAAGAGTGCCTCGTAGGGGAATGGGAGGTGGAACAACTGTCTCCCAAAGGCTCCAGACGAATAAAGGAGATTGATTTTGGGCTATTGGGGTTAGTGAGGATTATAGAGATGAAGCAGGGATATTCTACAAGTAGTATCTACTACGCAGATAGAGCAGGTGGGCGATTCTTACTGGAGAACATCTGCGAAGGATATACACATGAGTTTAAAATAGATGAGCGAGATGCTGAATGCCAGGAGATGAAGGGGAGGCTTATTTTGCAGCCTTTCGATGAAAGGGAGCAGAAGGTAATCAAGCTAAAGCTAAGTAGACCAAGTAGGATTAATTTGACTCATTTACAGGCAGAATCTACAGCAGCTGAGGAAATGTAAACAACAAGTAGATAGACATAAGTCGAAAGTCTCGGAAAACCATGATTGTTTTAAGATGTGCCGTGAAAGTATCCCTTTCACGGCTTTTTCTGTTTTGATGGCTTGGTTACCGCTGAGCGGCTTGTACTAGCTTGAGCTGCTTCTGGAGCTTTGGGGCTCGGGCGGAAGGTACTTTACTTTCGCAGTAGCCATCATTCGTGTATAGTCTGATTTTTACCAATTTTCGGGTCATGAGCTGTGTGTATTGGACTGGGGAAAGGACAAAGGAGAGCTGGACACCGTACATTTCTGAGCCTGACAGCCCTTTCGCTCCGCAACCTCTACAGGATACTTCGCTGCTTATGGGATTGAGGGTAATAACTTCTCCATTATCTAGCTTGAGCATGAGGTCATGGTCTTCTCTTACAGTGCAGATCCCTGTTTGGCACTTGATTTCTAAGAAGCGAGTGTCATCAATTTGGGAGACGCGGGAGAAGAAGTTATACTTTAGTATGGCTATCATATCCCAGGACGTTTCGATGACGGTTTTTCCTGTGAACTCATCTGTCTCGTTCGTTTTGATTTTCTGGCTAGAGGCTAGAAGAGGGATGAGAAGAAGGATTGTTAGTAGTAATCGTTTCATTTTTAATGTGTTTAATATTCTGGTGTAATATAACAAAATTTTTTAGGGCTGGTCAAGTGGCTTGTTTTATATACATGACAAAAATATTTTCTGGTGTAAAGTAAAAAATAGACAAAAAACACTGAGCGGAAGCGGAAATATGAAAACCCCTCTATATCTATTTGAAAAAACCACTATTTTACAAATAGAGGGTCTTAAGATGTTGATAGTCATAGAGTTAGGCCATTTGCTTTTTTTTTCAAAACCACTATTTTTTACAAATAAATGGAGGCAAAAAACAAATTTGCTTTTTGATTTGTGTTTTTTTGTAAAAAATAGTGGTTTCTAGAAAAAAAACAAATGGGTTAAAGCACTACTAATCAAACTGTTATATGCCTCTATTTGTAAAATAGTGGTTTTTTCAAATAGAGGTACCTATACATATGTATTTTTATTTCCGCTCAGAACGGTTTTGTGAGATGGGGTTTTGGTGGTGTAGATGGGTGGGGAAATAAGGTAGATGTAAGCCTTTATACGATAAGGGGTGATATTATTTGGGTGTAATTTTGTATCATTGGGGTAATATGAAGAGGATCGAAATACCTGTGACGGCCTACGTCTCAGCGTATTTGAGACGCAGGTATTGCTCAAGCGGGGTTTTTGATGTGAGGGGGGGAAGGGATGACTTGAGCATGGCTTTAATGGGGATCAGTGATCTCCTTATGTTGAACCCAGAATCCGAATCTTCGACCTCTCCTACCCTATCTACTGTTGTTTTGATTGTTGATGACCGACTGGCCAATGTAGCCGATATGTATCGCGAGTTTTTGCGGTATGGGGCTTTTTTTCAGTATCAGTTTTACAAGGATTTGGTGGATTATGTAAGCTCGCAAAGAGATTTGGCGAGGGAGCAACATCTATCAAGAAAAGAATGGAATGAGAGAAAAGCTGTGCAAGCTTTTAAAAAAAAGTATAACTTGCCTATTAGTGAAGAGACACTAGTGAGGCAATATACGCGAAAAGTGGGCTGGAAACGAAGTTTTGCTTTTAAGGAGGTGAAGGGAAGGTTTGGTTTTAATGAAGGTGATGGGCAGGTGAGGGGGAAGGCTGCAAGGCTCGTTAATGGTTTGGAGATTTATATACGTTTTTGTGCTTACTCGCGGGCAAAGGGACGGGTTGTGGAAAGGAAGTGGCGAGTGCCTTCTTTCTTGTGTAACCAACCAGGGGATGATTGGTTGGTGTGGGCAGAGGCTCGGATCGATGTGCTAAACAAATTTTTAATAAAAGGTTTTTCAATAAAATGAAAAAAATACTACTGTGGATTCTCCCTTTATTCTATAAAGGTGCAGAGCTGGAGCACTGGAAAAAGGTGCTTCAATAAGATATGTAAACCCACCCCCCTAGGGGGAACCTTGACCCCTTAGGGGGTCGAGGCTTTTTGGTGAATTTTCTCGGTTTTTTGGGGAAATTCAGGGAATTTCTGTATGAATTAGCTTATACATTTCGTATATTTACATTAACGATAATTCCTTCTTCTCTCTCCCCCCTACCCTCTTTTAAAGTGGGTTTACATGGTTAAGTTTTTAATGATTTCGTGGCTATATGCCACAGGAAAATTCAAGTCTCATTATTTTTTACAGACATTTTTCTGGGTTTTTGTGGCCTGTACGGTCAGCCTTCTTATCATGTCGGTATATCTAGCACATCTTTCATATCCATTTTGGTTTACAAATATGGGAGGTGAGGTAAATGTGGATAGAGCGCATGCTTTGGCGGTGCTTATGACTTGTACGATTAGTATTGGTATTGGGGTGATTTTCTTTCAGGTGGTGAATGTACTCGTGGTGATCAGGAATATGGGTGTGGTTGGGGTATTATTTACGGTTTCTTTGGTGGTATTATTGTTTTGTTTCTTGTCTGTAGAGATTCTGGCGAATCGGAATGGCGCGTCGGATATGGCGCGAGAGATGACTTTATTTCCGAGTGATAGTAGCGAGGTGGTGGCAGGGCGATACGATAAGAAAATAGAGGTGTTGGAATGCAAGATTCAAAGAGTGTATTCACGATATAGATGGTGTGGGGTGCATAAGGTCAATCATTTTAATGCTTCGGAGTGTGCGGTGGAGCCTTGCCCTCATGCTACCTTCTATTTTGCGAGTACTAAATACATATCGAAGAACCAGTTTCTTAAAGATGAGGTTGAGGTTCAGAACCTGAAAAGGAGAATTGAGAGCACACAAGAGGTTCAGACGAAACTTGTGGGTTCTGTGTCTGATGCCTTTAAGAAAGCGGATGATCTGGCAGATTATAAATACTCTACGAGAGAGGCAACACATCGGAATATTGGGACTTATATATACTTGGTGTTCTTTCCGTTTTTGTTCATTGTAAATGCTTTTTACTCTTATGAGTTTGAGAAGGTTTTTGGGTATGATAAACGTGTGAATGGTGGCTCTGGACGCAGCTCCTCCCCTACTCCTGTGGCTGAGGATTGGGAAGATGCGGACGAGGATGAGGGGGGACATGGTAGTGGTAGTGAGCCTGTGTTTAGGGGGGGAGATGCAAGCGAGAGTGATGAAAATGAGGAGATGGAACTGCCTAAGACCTTATTTGCGGATGAAAATGAGGAATTGTATCCAGCTGAAAATCTAGTGAAAAATCCAGAAAATCTGGAAAATTCAACTAGTGCGGATGAGAGAGGAGCGGCGAAAAAAGCTCGGAAAAAGAGGGGGAAATATAAGACCAAAACGCAGGAGAAGATAGTGAAGGCAGTCGCAGAGATGAGAGAGGAAGGGTTTAGTGATGAGGGGCTGAGCATGGCGAAGTTATCAACGAGAATTGCGGCAAGGGCTGGGGTGGATGCTTCGACGGTGAGGCGAACGTATCTAGACATCTACGGCTCTCCATTTAGTGAGGGGTGAAAAAAGGCAGAGCTTGGAGGCTCTGCTTTTTTTATGTGTGGGTGTGAGAGTGTGTGTCCGTGTGAGGGGGAAGGGGAGTGGGTATATTTGATATGTGAATTTGATTCCGACATATCAGGCTCTGCCACCAATGATTCATCCTGGGTATGATACCTGGCATCATGGGGGGGTACGTAATACGCTGCTTCTACGGAAAGAGCGTGTTTTGAATGTACCTGATAGCAGTGCGATAGAGGCGAGTGAAATACTACTGGATGGGGTGGGCTTCTGTTCACTTTATACGGCAGAGGATAAGGGACGGCTATCGATTGGGGTCAAGAATGGGGTTTATACGGCTAAGCTAGCTGTGTTTTCTCCTACACTGAGGGTAGAACAAGAGGGATTGGGACGGTTATCGGGAGGGCATTTTGTGGCTATTGTCCAGATGTGGACAGGGCGCATGTACCTACTCGGATGGCCAAACCCACTGGTTATTCTGAATATGATGATGGATCATGGGGGGGAAAGAAAGCATTGGCCTGGGGTCTCTTTTGAGATGCGGTCGGATAATTTTACTTACCCAATAGAGGTCGTTAATCCTGAGGTGGTGGTACCGCCTACAGGGGGTGGAGTAGGAGGTAGTGGAACAACGCCACAGCCTCAAATGAGAACGGCTGAGGGGGATGTATATATTTCTGTGGCTAAGGATAATGATTATGAGAAACGGATAACTGCCTTGGAGCGTGCAGTAACGGGGCAATATATATCTTAATAATAATAAGGATCTATGGCAATTAACGTGAAAGGTATGCAGTTAATAACCAAAAGCTCGGCTCAATGGGCTTTGGATAATACTGTATATGCGGCGAGAATGATTCTGGTAGCTCAAGATGGAGACCAAGTAGCAGCTGTCAAGTGGACGGCAAGTGGTAGTACCTTCGCTGATGCACCGAATCTTTATGATATTCCAGAGCTTACTGCAGATTTCAATGAAGCAGCTCCTGGGAAGGCGGCTAGTGCGGCACTTACTAGCCAACTGAAAACTGAGGTAGACGGCAAGGTCGCTTCTAGTAATGTGCTGAAACTGGATGGGACTACGAGTGGGTTTACTCCGACGCTGGACAATCATCCTGTTACACTGGGGTACTTGAACTCTTTGCAGTTTGGTAAGGATCGGTACCAAGGGGACTTTGATGCGAGTGGGGGACAGTATCCTGCAACTTCATATGATTCTCAAGGGAATGCACGCGCGATTCAGAAGGGTGATTTCTGGAGTATTTCTGTGGGGGGAACGCTTCCTGATGGAACTGTTGTTTCTAGTGGAGACCAAATCAGAGCAAAAGTGAATGGTGCTGATTCTGATGGGGAGTTCTATGTTCTTGAATCTGGAGACCAGGCAACAGAGATTATCCGTGGAGAGGTGAAGCTGGCGAATACTGCTGATGCTGAAGGTGCGGTGAATGACTCGAAGGCTATGACTTCTTTGAAGACTAGCCAGCAGATTACTGCACGAATCTCTGACCAATCGAGTGCTGAGGCTGGAACGGATGGGAACGCGCTGATGACTCCTTTGCGGACGCGCCAAAGTTTCCTATCAATGGTTAGCAACGACATACAGGAAACGAGCACGAGCAAGGTACCGAGTATGGCATTATATGGCCAACTGGCTGTACCAGTGGGAGACCATGCTACGAAGTGGAATGTGATGGAGACTCAGACGCTACCTAACATCAACCAAGAGATTCAAGATTTGAATACTATGTATACAGACCTTGAGGCACGAGTGGCGAAGAACGAGAAGGCTCTAAGCGGTGACGCTTCTATAGCTGCAGCATAGTCTAGGTTTGAGTTGTATGTGAAATTGTGAAATTAAGGGCATCCTCTTAGGGGGATGCCTTTTTTAGTGTGCGATTATTATTATGTCTCCTTCGTAAGACCAGGTGTCTTTTAGGTAGGCGGCGGCTTGGTTGATGTGCTCTTGTAGGTCATTGGGGCGAATGACTTGGTGATAGATGCCTATGGCTATGGTGGAAAGGGTGTTTTCTGAATGGAGTGGGAACCAACCTTTGGAGCCTGACTTTTTGCGTGCTGGTGATGAGCCGAAGATTTCATCTAAGTGTTTTGGGGAGATGGATAGGAGGGTGTCGGGGTCGGACTTTTTGAAGAAGGCTTGGTGTGTCTGAACGAGTGAGCCTGTTTCTTTTGGGATATGGACTTCGAGTGTGGTATGGGCGAGGATCTCGCTTGCTAGTGTACCTATGATCATGATGTTTTTTTTGTAAAGGTAGGGAGAGGGAAGATGTGGGGGCAAGGGGTGTCCTATGATGGTGGTGGGGTGGGGAGGATATTGCGTGTATGACAGATTTCCTGAATATAGACTTCTCTGGGGCGTGGGAGATTAGCCCTCAAGCTGCAGCCAATTTGGTGAGACGTTTTACGGTTATGATGAAACGGCCTGGGCTAGTTGTAGAGCGGCGGAGACGGTATGTGTATTGGCATGAGGTCGGTATTATGGAGGATGGTAAGAAGGTAGGGACAGCTGCGGTGCTACCTGTGAATGGGGAGCTGTTTATGTATGACCAGTACTGTGGTAATGTGGGGATGAAGACGCTGGGGTATGTGATAGATGAGCTAGCGGAAAATAGTGGGGTGGATATGATAGTGCTGGAGATTGATTCTCCTGGTGGGGAAGCGCGGGGAAGTAGAATGCTAGGGGAAAGTATAGCTAGGGCTGCGGAGAAGAAGCCTGTGATGGTATGGTGTACAAATATGCTGGCTAGTGCGGCGTATAAGATCTCGGTGGGGGCTACGGCTATTTATGTGGCTCATGCGCAATGTATGGTAGGGAGTATAGGCACACGTATTTCGTATTTTGATTTTAGTGACCACTGGAAGAAGGAGGGGATTGATTTTGTGGACATTGTGTCTGCGAAATCACCAATGAAGAACCGCCCCAATTTTATGAAACCTACGGAGGATGATAGGGGGGAGATACGAGATAAGTTTTTGGAACCTCTGACGGAGGCTTTTCATGAGTTTGTGCTGGCGCACCGAGATGTAAATGAAAAGGCAATGAATGGAGACCTCTTCTATGCAGATGAGGCGATAGAATATGGACTTATAGATGGTGTAAAATCATCATTGGGTGAAGTAATAATTGACGCATGGCAAAAGAAACAAAACTAACCTTAGGGCAACGAATCAAACGCGCCTGGAATGGGGGAGTGGATAAGCCTGGAACAGAGGAAGGGGTGAATCCAGAGCCTGAGAATAAGGGGGCTGGAGATTTTTCTGTGGTTCTGGCGGAGAAGGAGGGTGAGATTGGGAGCCTGAAGGAGAAGCTATCGGAGGTAACAGCCGAAAGAGATGCTCTGGAAAAAGAGCTATCGGAGAAGACAAAGGAGATTGAGGAAGCAACTGAGCTGATTATAGAACTGGGTAATCGTAAGAAACCAGGAATCAAGGCAGTTGAGAATACGGGGGCAGATTTACCTGCTCGGAAAAAAGGACGAGTGCATCGATTCACTGCAAAAGCAAGAAAGGAGTTAGGACGTGGCTAGAGGTAATAATGGATTTAATAAGGAGGATGTAGCTACTCTGCAAGAATTCTGGACAGAGTTTGTGGATGATTTCAAGGAAGAGATATCTCCAGAACCAGTGAAGACTGGTATGGTGACTCGATTCACTAAGGATGTGGATGAACTGCCTACGGTGACTGTATCTGGGCAAGCACAGAGTTTCCAAGTGGGTTTTCATGGTACAGCCGCTCTCAGTGTCAAGACGCGCGCACTGAAGCGGACGCCTGTGAAGCTGGACTTGCTGCTTAAGTCTGTGGATTTGAGCTATGAGAGTTATCTGGGATACCTGAAGCGAAAAAGCAACAAAGCCTCACGGTCGATAGAGTGGGAGGAATGGGCGATTAATAAGATTGCGAAGACGTTGAAGACTTCTTATGTGATCGTGATGTGGAGAGGGCGAAAGCTGGAAACGCTTGAAAATGCGCCTAATGGAGCTGCTGATACTGCGGATGGCTTTACGAAGGTTATCAGAGAGGAGGTGATGAAGGGGGCGATTCCTGTTATTATGCACGAGCCTCTTGATGAGACGAATGCGTATAAGGTGATCAATAACCTATTCAAGGCTGTAGCGGATACACCAGAGAAGCGGCAAGAGGCGTTTGTGGGGTATTGTGGGCTTGACCTACTCGACCTTTACCAAGCAAGCTATGTGGCACTTCGGGGAGGAACTACGCATGCGAAGGAGCATGTGGGGCTTGACCGAATAGAGGGGATGCCTAATTCTTATTTGGCTCCTGTGAATGGAATCGATGGGCATGGTATCTTCATTACTCTGGAAGGGAATCTATTCTGTGCGGAGAATGAGGAGCCAGAGTTGAACCTATTATATATGTTCTATGCGTTGTATGTGTCATGGTTTTATGGGTGGGGTTTTCAGATCGCCACTACGTTGCACTCAGCGGTAAATCAACATTTCTAAGGAGGATATAGGTATGGCATTTGAATTCAGAAATAAAACAGTGGAAGTCAGAGGGACTCCTACGGTGTTTAAGCTTGTGGGGACTAAGCTTAAGCCTGTGGACACGATAGACGCGGCAGCTCTGGAGGATTATTTTCCAGAGGAGGATGAGATTGATGATTTTGTGCAGGATGAACGGGTGGATTATGCTCGGGATAGTGACGGAAATGTGCTATCTACGGACGGGCAAATTTGGGCTGATAAGTGGGACAAGGTGAAGGGAATCAAACTAGGTTATCAGACACGGAAGGTGTTTGGGGCGTTATTGGAGATTGTGCCTAGTAGTGATCCAAACACAAATGATCCTAATGATCCTGGAACGGGTGGTAATACGGGTACTGGAACTGATAATACGGGGGGCTGATAAATGGAAGATTACCAATTGGATGATATAGTTTTTGATCCTCGTGCGGCTATTGCGCCAGGACATACGGCACAGCTGTTGATTATTGCTGTGGATGATGTGGAGACGGTACCCCCACTGCTGACGAGTGCGGATGATGATTTTCGGCCTCTTACGCTGAAGGGTAATATTGATCTGAAGGCGGATAAGAAATGGACTAAAGTCGATATCGAGGTGGAGAGTGCCGACTTTATAGAAGAGGTAGTCGGGAATGGAGAAGGTACACACTTGAAAACGGAGCTGCCTTTTAAGATAGTAGGTAGCTCACGGGAGCAAAAGGCTGCTATTCATAAGCTGCATAAGCGGCGCATAATGGTGGTCATTACAGATAAGGCTCTGGAGAAAAGAGTGGTAGGGAGTAAGGAATTTCCGTGTAGAATCAAGTATAAGGCTACCAAGGGAACTGGTGAAGGGGGATATAATGGGACGGAGATGTCTCTGGCGGTTCCTGTAATGACTGACCCATGGCCATACTATGATGGAGATTTGGTTTTGTAGATTATGAACGTGAAGATATGTAAGCACGCTGGCTTCTACCCAACCGTGTGGACGGCTCCTTAGGGGGTCGTTTTCTTTTTTTGTCCTTAGTTTTTTGGGGGTAGATAGGGAGGTTTGGGTCACTATTATTTTTTCTGTTATTCATGTTTAACTAAACGATGATCAATATGGTAGGGTTTATTTTATTGACGACTTTGAGTGGTGTGCCGCAAGCGGCTAAGGATCAAATAGAGGCGAAGGCTAAGGAGCATGTGGAGAATCTCCAGAAGGGAATGGAAGCTGCTGAGAGCTATGAGGCTAAGGAGCTGATGATCTTGGAGATGGGGCTGAATTTGGCGCAGTACAAGCTACGGCAGGCTCAAGAGATGATTAAGGCTGTGGCTGGAGAATAAGATTTTTGTGTGTATGTGTGTGTGTATGGTCTCCCCATCTGTGAGGTGGGGAGACCGTTTTGGGTTAGAAGTGGGCGTAGGCTGAGGTGAGGCTGGAGTTTGCGAGGTCATTGGCGATGTGTAGGTAGACCTGTAAGGTGGAGAGGGACTTTATGCCTGCTAGTTTTTTGACGCGCTCGATGGGGACTCCACGAGCGATAGACATGGTGATGAAGGTATGCCTGGCATCGTGCATTTTGGTGGGGCGAGTGGCGAGTTCGGGTATTAGGGTGCATATGTGCTTTATCTCTAGGTTGCATTCGCAGTTATTGGGGAGGGTGTGGAATAGGTAGGGCGATGAGCTGCGAGGGGGGATGAAGCGGGAGATCATTTTGTTTATTTGGATGCGGATGGTTATGCCTGAGGTGCGACGGGTTTTGTGGGGCTGGTAGGTGATGAGGTTGTTTTTTATGTGGGTGTATTGGATGCGCTTTAGGTCTGAGTATCTGAAGCCTGTGAAGCATGAGAAAAGGAAGGCTCGTAGGACGCGCTGAACTTTATCGACTTTCTCCTGGCATACGTAGCGTGATGCGTGCCAGGGGGTAAGACCTCGGGTGGTGGCTTTTTCTCTGAGGCGATCGAGGATGGTGGATGGTGACTCTATGAGGGATATAAGTAGGCGTACTTCTGCTTCTGTGAGGGGGGTGGGATCTGGACGAGAGGTGGGTAGTTTTTTCTTATAGAAGGCTGAGGGGGATACTTGGTGGCCTTCGTTTTGGGCGAAACGAAGGTATTTTCTGATGTTAAGGAATAGGCGCCTTCTTTCTGTGATGCCTGTGTGGCCTTTTTCTGCAAGCCATTTTGAGTGTGCTGTATCGAGGTTTTCGAGGAACTCACGGGTTATGTGATTTGGGGGAAGGTGGGAACCTGCGAAGCGGATGAGCTTACGAAGGGAACGACGCTCGGTGGTGAGGGTTCCTTTTGTGATGTCTCCCTTTTTATGGGCTTCGGTCATTCTGGTGCGATAGAACTGAATGAAGTTGTGCTGGGGGAGGGGAGATGAGGATCCATACCATTCTTGTTTGAAGAGGGTATTGGAGAGCGGCTTTTTCTCATGAACGTATGTAAGGACTATCTCGCTGGCTTTGGCGACGAGGGCTTTTATGTGGGCGTTTTGCTTTGCGGCGAGAGCGTTTTTGCCTTTTACGTGGCCTTTATTGGGATTCCATACTTTTTTATCTATCCGTAAGCCTGTGGTGAGGCGCATGGGGCTACCATTTATATTTACGTATAGAAGAATGGTATGAAGGCCGTGCTTGGTAGGTCGGTTTTTAAGTACTGGTTTTATGGTCATTACACATGTATTTAATGGTGCAAATGGCCTACCAGAAATCTGTTTGTATAGATGCGAATTAAGAGGCTAACTATCAGGAACTAACTCCTCTTAAGGTCTTTTATTCTCCATAGGGAGAGACTTCAGTGGAATATACTGTTCCACGAACCCCCCTTAAACCCTTATGAGCCTCAAGTGCTTACGGGTAGATATCTCATTTGGGTGCAAGGAGAGTGCAGAAACACTTGCATTCCTTCCATCCTATGGAAGGGATTTTCAATCCCTGCAGGTTCATCTTAATCAGTTAATCCTCCTTGCGGAGTTTGGCTTCCAATCTTAAAAGCAAGTCCGCTATCTCAGGATTAATGTTTTCCCAAGGAACGGTCTCCTCTTCTGTCTTGTCCATCATCAAAAGAAACTCTAAGGCCTCTTTTGTCTGTTTTTCACTTCTGTACATCTGGAGTATTTCCCCCTCGGAAAACACAAGCTCTTTATTGATTGGGAAAAAATCAGTAGGCGGGATATCAAACCGATTCAAGAGCAACCAAATCAGATCAGATTTGAAGTCTTTATAGCTGAACCATCTCCGTACTACTTCAGGCCTTTTATCTATCTCTCTAGCGAAAGCGGCGGCTTTGACTCCCTTCTTCTTCAATAAGTTCTTGAGGAAGTCTCCCATATGTATTGGATTCTCTGGCATATAAGTGATATGTTTTTTGTAAAGCAGAATGTTTTTGTCATTGACGAAGTTTCCCCTCCAGTTTCAGAAGGAGAACTCCTATTTCGGGATCTATATTTTCCCAAGGCACGGTACCAGGATTATCTTTACTAAAGGTTACCAGAAACTGGAGAGCTTCTTTTATAAGTTTTTTTTCTCGGCACATCTGTAGTATTTCACCTTCAGAGAAAACGAGATCCTTGTTTATCGGAAACAAAGCTGTTGGAGGAACATCAAATCGTTCCATAATCATCCATACAACATCAGATTTTAAGTTTTTATATCCCAACCAGCGTCTAACGACCTCTCGTTTTCGTCCTATTCGCCTTGCGAATTCTGCTATGCTTATTTTATTTTCTTTGAGGAGACTTTTAAGATAGCCTCCGATATGTACTGGGTTTTCTGGCATAAATGATACTTTTTTGAGGTCTGGTCACTAAATAACCAGAATTTTGTTGTCAATAATTAAAATATTGCTATATTTGTATCCGTAAGCAGATACAAACTTTGCGCTTGCATCTTGTTTTACACAAGGCTAAAGCCTTGTAACGTTCTTTCACAAGTAATCGAGATTCAGGAATTTGTAGAACCTATCTCTAATAATTAGAGGAATAAGTTATTGACGAAGTTTCCCTTCCAGTTTCAGAAGGAGAGCTCCAATTTCAGGATTGATATGCTCCCAAGGCACGGTACTAGGGTCATCTTTGGAGAGGGTTATAAGAAACTGGAGAGCTTCCTTAATGAGCCTCTGGTTTTTGTATAATTCTGTGATTTGCTCTTCAGTATGAACCTTGTCTTCATTGATTGGGAAAAAGTCTGTAGGAGGTAACTCAAAGAAAGATAATATTGTCCAAATCGCATCAACAGAGAGATATTGGTATGAAACCCAGCGGTTTACTACCCCCTCAGATCTGCCAATTTTCTTTGCAAATGCTTTTTGTGTCAGTTTTCTCGCTTTCAGGAGCCTCCTAAGCTCATTCCCCATATGTATAGGATTCTTCTCAAACATGATCAAGTAGGTGTTTTAGCCCAAAAACATACAGATCTGTTGGCTTTCGGTTTTTTAAAACTATATTTGTATCCGTAAGCAGATACAAATCTACAATTGTGTCTTTGTTATTACAAAAGTGAGACACTTTTGTAACGGTAATTACAAAAGCAAAGAGGGGTTATATGGATAATTCTAGTAGTATCCTCGCAGATCAAAACCCATTAGAACAAGAATACGATCCTTTCTTCATTCTACTCGCAGAGAACCTCATAGATTTAGAAGTAGATGTAGTTTTCCCCGCTCAACGGGAATCAGATTATGAAGAAATAAGCAGAATTACAGGCTTGTGTTTATCAACTGTAAAGTCTGCAATTAAGGGGAGAACCCACGGAGCAAAATCAAAGTACGCACGAACAGTTCAACGTCTACTGAAAGCGTTTAGAGAGGCAAGCAGAGAGTATTTTTATCAAAAGGGAAAGTAAGGTTCTGCATAGAGGAAAGTAGGGGAGAAGGCAAGGTTCTCCCCATTTTTTAAGCATACCAATAACAATCAGATACGTAGATGTAATCATAAGGCAGAGCCAGTTCCCATCTGGCTCTCGTCTTTTCTCTCTACCAATCTGAATTGAAAAGATACAGAGTAAACATCCTTAACTAAGCAGTTACAAAATCGCAGAACCAGCCTAATCACCTGGTTTTGCATATCTTAAGAACAATGGGAATAGTAATATTCATGATTTCTTTGGTGGCTGCTGTTTACAGAGTTTTGCATTTCTGGCTCTTTTTAGACCAGTATTTTGTAAGCAGAAGGTCTCGGAAAAATCGACAAGGTAAATAGAGAACTCGGGGGCGGTGTGGTAGCCGTCTCCATTTTTAAACAAGAATTGGGCGTTAGGTGCATATATCAAGGTGGGAGGGGGAAACCCCTCCCTTTATCACCAAACGAGACGAAATACACACATTAATATTATGACACTCATCCATCACAGAACAATCCTTCTAGAAATAATAAACGGACTCCTAAAAGGAGATTTCCACAATTATCATTATGAAGGGATTACACTTGCTAGATCTGAGAGTACCAAGTCTAATTGGATATTCACAACCGGGAAAGATTGCCGAATGATAAACATGGATCATAACACCCCAATGGGGGTCGCCAACTTACTCGCAAAAAAGATAATGGAATGATAGCAAGAACTGCAGGAGCCAAAGAAATCCAAAAACAACTTCAGAACCTTCTAGAAGGCTCGTCCACAGAGGAACAAATAAAGGTTTGGAGTCGGAAGGGAAAAGGAACATTTACCATAAAAATAAAAGATGGCTGGTTCAAGTTAGGTTCTGGTCGCATACTCCTTACCCGTGATACAGAAAACGGATTCTTTAAATTATTTAAGCTACAATGTTCCACACCAGAAGATACTCATCTATTTGCTAGATACATTGATCAACTTCTTGAATCTCAATTAAGAAAATCCCATGTCAAAATATAGTTGCAAAATTGAAAAGCTTCCAGGCTCTTTACAAGGAGGAACAGACTTTATGACCCTAGCGACGATCGCAATCAATGGGATGACTTTCACATTGGTAAGAATGAACACAGGGATGCTTGCCCAAAATCTATTCTTCATGGTGAACAAACCAAGAGACTGGGAAGAATTCTTTGGAAAGGAAGGGCGATCAATCGCTCAGACTCAACTAGAGATTATCTGGCATGCAGCAAGCTACTTCAGAGAGGATGGTCTAAAGCTGTCCATATTGTTAAATACAATCATCTTAATTTATAGAGGGAGCGAGAATTCTTTGTCTAGCTGGTGGGGGCATATATGGTTATGCGGAACCCCACGCAAAGACAGGGATTACAATGGAGAATTGAACTACCAGTGCATAAGAGCCTCGCTTGAAGGGGAATCCAACGAAAAAGGAGAAGGCCTAATTAGAGAAGAGACCCCAATCAATCTTGAATTTCTCAGAAGAGTAGATAAGATTTACAGAGAGAACTATGCAAATAAGAAGATCTCCAGAAAATCGTGGGACGAAATCGGAGTTCTAGCCGAAGAGATCAACGATAGTGTATTTGACGGTATGCTGGGTAGTTTCAAGGATCGCTCATATTTTTAAAACCTCATACAGAACACCTTAACGCAATAGAAAATGATAACGAGAACCGAAATAGACACCCATATCCAGAAACTGATAAAACCTCATGAGAACGCAATAAAGCTGTTTTGCTCAGGTTTCTCAGGACACGAAAAAATCCACATTGCTGGATTAGATCTACTATTTGAAAGAAAAGGCGATCAAATCCAGCTCTTAGGACGTACAGAAGGCTGCCTAGAAGGCGCGATATATGATGAGCTGCTAAATAAAGCCAAAACGATTAAGAAGGAAGTCGAAAATAGAGAAAGCGGCTTACCAAGCCATTGGACAGACTTCGAACTCTTTTACTGCCAGAATACAGGCGATTTCTCTGTTAGTCCAACCGACGAAGACTCTCAGGAAGAGAATATCCTATTCGGTCACGCCTCCGATCCTTTAGCTCCGAATATGTTAGGAGGCTTATTGGTAGAATCTGAGAACCTAGGCATTAACCGTTACGGTTATCCATTCCCTAAAAAGAAACTACGTTATACCTACGAAGGGAAAAGCATGGTTGCAGATATCTGGGAAGCTGCGAAAAGCAGAAGTGCGTTAGCCTCGGAAAAACGCTACTTTAGTGTAAGAAGATACCTAGACTTCCTAGATGCTAATTCCACTCTTTTATTCTTCGAAGGGTGGGACTTTGCGAGGAGATTCATAGAAATGGACGACACTGAAGAAGCGACTTGGCGAAAATTCGTATACCATTTTAGCCACGGCACCCATCTAAACCGACAAGATTACACACGAGAAATAATAGACATTCTACCAGGGAAATAATACCCAAAACGGCAATAGGCTCCTTATACCACTATTATGGCATTAACTATAGCGCAAAGAGAGGTCATAGAAATCGGCAACCGCTGGTTCGATCATGGAGAAAACGAATTCCTATTCAAAGGCTGGAAGCTCATTTTTAGCAAAGATGGCTTCTCAGTGAACATAGAAACGATAAAAGTATTCTCCTATGCGATCCCGCTCACGGATTTGAATCCCATCCTAGCTCCTACCATACTATATCTGAATCATAGGTTAATTAATTAAATATACTACACGTCCAGTAGCTCTCGCTAGCCAAAGCACAGAGTAAGTACGATTAGATCGTACCCTGGACCTCTTTTGTCCTCAATTTGCCCCGAGCGTTTGAGGAATTTGTGGGGCAGACAAAAGGCACAAGACAAAAACAAAGACCAGTTGGAAGGGGGATCTCGGGAGATCCCCCTAAAATTTCAAAACTATGCCAAGAATATCAAGACGTTCTATTGATGCCATATACTCTGCTGACAACCTCGTTAACATTATAGGGACGGTTGTAAAACTAAAAAACAGCGGAGCTACTCTGTCAGGGAAATCCCCCTTTAAAAGCGAGAGAACAGCTTCTTTCATGTTAAACCCTCGTAAAAAGGTTTGGAAATGTTTCTCGACTGGAATTGGTGGCTCAAACTCAATCCAATTTCTTATGGAGTTGGAGGGATTGAGCTATCCAGAAGCAATAAAAAAAGCTGCAGGAATTCTTGGCATAACGATCGAATACGAAGGGGGGGATTCTGGCTCAAGCCAAAACCTAGAATACAAGCGAAAGAAAGAACTAGCCGATCGTTTAGAGCAAACAGCCATCTACTTCGGAGAAAGCCTGAAAGAAGGATCTCCTGCATCTAAATTCCTCTTAAAAGCGTTCTCAGAGCGTCTTAATGACGAAGTAATAGAGGATTTCCAGATAGGATTCGCGAAAAAAGGATTCCTGCAGGAATTGAAAGCCGACGGAACCATCAGCGCAACGAAAGGAACAGGCATCCTTAAGGCTTTTGAGAATAGACTGATATTTCCCATACACAACAGTTGGGGGCAAGTAGTGGGGTTTGGCGCACGCATCATACCCAACGATCCAAAGCCCACACCAGGCAAATACATAAACTCTCCCGAAACCATCCTCTATAAAAAAAAGGAAAGCCTATATAACCTGAACAGGGCTAGGAGAACGATAATCAAAGAAGATAACACTTTCCTGGTCGAAGGCTATTTCGATGTTATTGCCATGCACAAAGCAGGGATACATAATGTAGCCGCTCCTTGTGGAACAGCATTAACAGAAAAGCAGATAGGGCTATTAAAACCACTCGGAAGAAGCATAACCATATGCTTCGACGGGGATAAGGAAGGCCAAAAGGCGACAGCAAGAGCTCTACTTCTCTGCTTAGAAGCTGGCTTGATGCCTAAAGTTGTAGCCTTAGAAGGCCAAGATCCTGAAGATTTCCTCTCCGACAAGGAACAAGAAAAAAAACAGGAAGCCATCAACAACCTAACCGTTTCTTGGTTGGAATGGCTATGGGGGTTCATAAAGAAAAGTTCAAATACTTGGCAGACTCAAGATCGTATTGAGGCTGTCCAGAAAATTCAAAAGGAATATCTAGCTAAAATCGAAAACCAGCTCCTACGAGAAGAACTCCTCCTCGATCTCGAAAAAGCATCGGGAATCCCCATCGAATCGCTCCAAGGAGAAGACTTCTGGGAAAAGAGCACCTGGTTGAACTTCATCGCTCTTTGTGATCGATTGAAAATCAGCAGGGAAAACGAAGATTTCGCACCAGGGGAAGAAAACACCATTTCTATATACAGAAGGAATCTGAAAGGAAAGATTACCCATAGTAGAAAGACATCCGACCAAGTAGTCAGTTATGGGGTATACCAGCCCCAAAAGCTAAGAAAAGCCAAAACACTAGGACAAATCCTTTTCCCTGGTCAATACAGGGAGGATTCGCTTTTTATGGTCGTAGACGAGGTGCTTGCTTACGTTCTAACCGAATTGGGAGTTCCCTCGATAGGCATATCTCACATAGCTGGCTGGAAAACGGCACCCGACGGCAAGAAACTTCATCCCTCTCTAAAGGCGGCTCTAGCAGGATACAGAGAACTTATCTTTCTAGTCCCTTCACAACTTTGGGAGATCGCCGAAGGGGAAGAAGATAGCAGCTCTGTAATGAGTGAATCGGAAGAAGGGATCTTCGGCCTTATCACGGCACTCCAAGAAAGCGAACTTGAAGTAAATTTGAAATTGCTGTTCCCAAGAAAACCCACAGCAAGAACACAATCGCGATTCGTAGAAAAGAAACTCCTGGAATGGTATCAAGCAGTTACAGATCCCAAGGGGCGGCTGATTCGCAACCTGGACCTCAGTAGAGATCAGAAATCCCAAGTTTTCACATTGAGAACCGTGGGCTATAACAGCCAAAAGAGTATTCGTGACTGGCTAGGGATAGATTCTCCAGACGATTGGAGAGAAATCCATCAACTGACATCCGATTTTGTGTTCCGTGGAACACAGTACAAGATATCTCCTACAACGGGGGATATCAGTATCGCGAAAACGAAAAACGAAATATCTTCTCTTTGGGAGGAAAATGGCATGTACCATATAAAGAAAGGGGCTCGTAATTCGGAATCAATAAGCAACTTCACTTTCATAGATTGGCGACTCAAAATAACGGATGGAGTCGATCAGAAAGGGATGTTTCTGTTTCGGCGTTTTGATCGTCGGGATAAGTTCAGAATACTCATATCTTCCGAAGATTGGTTAAGCCCCAAGAGCTTAATCAAAAAGTTCCAAGCATACCCAAAAGCAAACCTCTCTTTCAAAGGTAGCGGCCAAGATCTCCTAGCTGTATATCACCTCTTGACTAAGAAAAACCCAAAGGAAGCAGAGCAAGTAAATAAAGCAGGTTGGGATAGTTCGCGGAATATATGGATTTGGGGTGGCGGTGGCTATACAACCCTGGAGGGGAAGTTCCATCCTGTAGACTCGGAAGGCACAGCCGACTGGGAAGGAACCAAGTTGTTTTGGCCCGGAGTCAGCAAACTGATCCCGAAAAAGGAACGAGAGAAGTACAAAGCCATGTCGATTATGGAACATCGAGGGAAGGCAGATGTAAACTTCTCCAGTTGGGTCGAACGGTTTAGCTCCGTATATGAAAAGGGACTAACTGGAATCATCTTTCTGCTAGGAACCATAAACGTACACATAATAGAAAAGAAGCTCCGTAAATACCCTGTCTTGCTTCTTACCGCTCCAAACAAGTTTGGGAAATCGGAATGGGTAGAAAGTCTAGGGGCAATTGCTCCCGTTATGACGCTCAACCATGGATCTGGAGCAACTAACGCATCTACTCGGGAGCATCTCTCTGCGTACAATAGCTGGTTTACTGTTTATAATGAGCTGACAGCTAAGAAAGCAGAGTTCATTCAGAGCTTAATAAAGGCTGCCTATGATAGGCAAGCTCCTGCCAAGATGGATGCTAAAACGAGTTTTAGCACCATCGACTACCAGAAACCAACTGGTAGCATGATTGGGATCGCTCAAGATCGAGAACTCCTCTTCAAACGAGAAGAGGTTGGAGAGAGAGGGATACATGTCGAGCTTACCATCGCTCCAAAAGACAGATCAAGAGAAGAGAAAAGAAACTACCATTCCCTGAAAGCCCTAGAAGATAAAGGCTTAGGTCATCTAATGGGAGAACTTCTCCCTCATACCAGGAATGTGGAACCCAATTTTAGAGAAAGATTCCTGGAGGTAAAAGAGTGTTTGTTGGATTTAGCTCCAGTCGGTATTAATGAACGGATTCTCGAATCATGGGCAATGATGCTCACTCCCACTTTTGCCATGATTGAATCTGGATTGGACTTCCCTTACACAAGCGAAGAATTATACCAATATGCGATAGCTGAAACGGCTGCGCAATCGGGAGCCATGGGTAAAGGAGGGATCGCGGAGATATTCTTCGACTGGCTATCATTGGCCACAAACCGAAGTGGCGTGAATGTCATAGGAGCCGTAGGAGCATATGTAGATACCACTAAGTTCCCTCAATACAAAGATGGCACCCTACACATCTCCCTGAAGAATGTTTACCCCCTATTTCGGGAGTACCTAAGAAAGGTATTCCCCGAAATCCAAAATGTGAGCAAAAACGATCTCCAACGCAGGAAGCTCCGAGCGCATCCTGCGTTCCTGGAGAAAGAAAGTCGTGAAAATGGGGTCTGCATAGGCTATAAAACTGAAATTTCAACAAATGGACGAATCATCGTCAAAAATGGCCAACGAGGCCCCATGAAGGTGACTGGGAGAGCCCTAGTCTTTGATCTCTCCAAAATCGACGCGGCGATCAATATCCAATATGCCTTCATAAACGATGACGAAGCATAACGATTATGATCAATATCTTAAATAGAAAACAAGTCTTTTACATAGGGAGAGGGAAGCATTCTCCATTGGGGAACCCCTTCTCGCACCTGGCTAAAACCCCTAAAGAATTCCTATGTAAAAATAGAGAGGAATCTATCCAGAAGTACAGAGTTTGGCTTCATCAGAAAATCAAAGAAAAAAACAAAGCCATAACGACAGAGCTAAACAAGATCTACAAAGCTGCCAAACAAGGCGATGTTTACCTTGTCTGCTTCTGCTCTCCAAAACCTTGTCACGGACAAGTAATTCGGGAGCTAATCAACGAAAAATTGCCTCCCACTGAAGAAGAAAGACAATCTCAAGTAATCAGTGTAGTCGCAGAGCTAGAGAAGGGGATTCCCAAATGGAATGTGTTCGAAATAGTTACGGACGGATCTGGGATGTGGGAGAAAGATAACCTGGTCATTCAGGAAGAAGGAGAATACCCAAACAAGAGATATTGGGTTGCTTGCCGATTAAGAGACAAGAAAGAAGCAAAAGACATGATACTCGCAGCGATTAAGGAGGATTCTTGTCTAGCTAACGAAGAATAAAACCATCAACTAGAATACCATTAAAACAATCAATACATGGAATTAATCAATGTCATCTTTAAAGACTATACGCCTCTGGTAAAAGAAGCTATTAAACACGGCTTAAGGATAAAAGACTGTGTCTATTATCATGTCGGGTATGAAATCCTCACAGACAAAGAAAGATCCGAACGCTTGAAGGCATTAAAGAAAAAAAAGAAAACGGCTCAGGAGAAGAAAATCTTACTTAACGAAATAGTAAGCTTGGAAACAGCTAAAGTAATTCATGCCAACTTTCAGTATTTGGCAATACCTCCAGCATTAACCTCCCTACTAACAGAAAGAGGAGAGCATGTCATTCTCTTCAATAAGGAACACCTTTGGGCAAGAAGCACCATTGTTCCCCTAGAACGGGATCGTATCGCAAACAAGCTGATTGAAGAGATGGAAGAACGGGGAGCAAACCTCATTAAGCTGAAAATAGGAATCACCGATTTCGGCATTCAGATAAAAGAAAGCCCCCTTGGCAAACTTTATCCATGGGATAAACATAACGCATGGATAGATCCATACAACCCACAAGAGCCTATTTGTCTAGAAAATCCGAACCTATTTAAAGTCGATCGTTACGGAAGAGTCCACGAACTGATATGTAAAGAAAGCGATATCAAGGAAGTGATAACTATTCTCCTAAAGAAGCTTCACGAATTTTACGTGCAAAAAGCCCAGCCTACCCTCGACTTAATAGCCAAACTAGGCGAACTAATTAAAAAGGAGTCTAATACAGAAAAAGATGACACCACTGAATAAGACAAAATATAACTTCCGAAAGTTCCCAGTTCCCTTGGAAGGATCAATTACCACTTACACCCTCAAATACGCAACGATTACAATCGAACAGACAGTCGATAACGAATTTCGTTTTCGTATAACTGTAAAGGGGGAGCGTCGATGCGACCTAGGCTTTCTGAGCGAGAATAAAACAACATTTCTACTGGATGTTGCCTATCAGTTGTTTGGCGGAATTGGGGAGGAAGGAACACTATCCCAATTCCTCACTTTCAAGGGGTTTTCAGTGACAGAAAAGTTTGGGATGATCGTAGCCAAAGTATTCTTCTCAATATTCGAAGAAGATTGCTCCCATTACCCAAAAGGGCTGGACGAGGAGAAAGAAGGCTTCTTCTTCTTTCGACACGGTTGGGAAGGAGCCTCCTTTATCATTGCTCCCTACTTCGCCGACGGCAAAAGGTTCCAAATACTTTCGACTCGACAGCTTGTTTGTTATCCAAAACTCGAACACGCATTGTTAATATCCGAAACCGATGAAATCGGAGTCGGGAGCTTTCTAAACTTGGTTTCTGCACTCGATAAAAGAAGATCATAATGAAGAAGAAAAGATATGTATGCTCGTGTGGATGGTCTGGAGATACCTTTGACCTGAGCTGGGAAGTTGGAGAAAGAGACAACGCACCCGCTCCATATTATGCTTGGGGCGTCTGCCCTGAAGATGGCTGTACTGAAGATTTAGAAGAAATGTTTATAACAGAAGAAGATCTCCAGACCATCAAAGATGCTGGATGCGATATAACCACCATTGACTAAACTCACCAAATAAAAGAGAATCATAATGAAGAAGAAAAGATATGAATGCTCTTGCGGATGGGAAGGAAACAGTTTTCAGCTAAGCTGGCAAGTAGTAAAAGGGAAAAGATATGGTCGATACCGAGCTTGGGGGACATGCCCCCAAGCAAAATGCTCCTACGACCTAGAGAAAACCCATATAACGGAGAAAGAGGTGAATGCGCTGAGAAAAGCTAAAGCCGACATCTTTTGGCTTGAATAATCATGATTATGCATGAATCCAGACCAGAACTAGACAGAATATTGGAGGATATCACGGAACGAATAGAAACATATCCTCGGGGTAAGTTCCCATCAACCAAAGACCTAGAAATTCTCCAAAGACCCTCGATTCACACCCCCAAAGGGATAACAATGGTTGAAGCCATTCGGAGAATCAGAGAGCAGAAAAAGCGGACTTCAACAGGCATCCAAATAATTAACTTGAATAACTCGAATTATGACTAAATACCCAGCAGAGTTAGACAGAATCGCAGATAAGCTCGTCGAACGAATAGAAATCTACTCTTTGGGGAAGACCCTATCAATCAGAGATATAGAAATTCTCGAAGTAAGGTCTATTCCCATCCCCACAGGGAGAATCTACTTCGATAAAGAAGTCAATTCCGCCCGTTATCAAGAGACAGAGATCATAGATTTTGAGCATAAAATAGAAAGATGCGGATTCATCTTCCAGATGATTTATTTACTCCTAGAACTTGATCCCAAATATTTTATCGGCTATATCAAATCTTTACAGATAAGCCAGCCAGTAGAAGATTGGTTGAATGATGAATTGAGACGCAATCCCTCTCCTGTACATTTCGTGATCTCAGCCACCATTGTTAAATACACAGAACGGGAAGAATGGATCCTCAACGGACGAAAATCAGACTCTTAAGGCTATCATGGATTATGAAAGCAATATTCTCAATACATCCCGAACATTCTCGACGAATCCTGCAGGGGAGCAAGACCGTCGAAATCAGACGCAAGCTTCCCATCAGGGAGATAGACAAAATTTTGATTTATGAAACCGCTCCAACCAAAATGATCGTCGGGGAATTCTCAATTAAGAAGATGGCATATCATCCAAAAGAATACGCTTGGGGGGAATTTGGGGGGAAAGCTGGGATTAGCCAAGACCAATACCAATCATACCTTCATAACCTGGACCTCGCTGGCATCATCGAAATAGGTGAAGTGCAAAAGTATGCGAAACCGAAACCGCTCAAAGGGACTCCGCCTCAATCCTTCAAGTATCTAAAAACATGAAACAAAAATTCCCCCTACATAAAATCCTACCCTTAGCCAAAAAGCTCGAATCCAAGATCAGAGAAGCTTGCGTGAAATGCCAGATAGCTGGCTCAATTAGACGGGAGAAGTCCGAAGTTTCCGACATCGAGCTTGTAGTAATTCCTCAAAGAGTCCAAACAGGGCTCTTTGGGGAATCAAGCCGATCCCCAAAGTTTACCAACATATTCAGGAAGTGGCGACCAGAGAAAGGCGATCCCATCAAAGGGAAGTACCTACGTCTGACATGGAAGACATCCCTGGGAGAAATCCCGATAGACATATTCATCGCAGACCAGGGTAATTTCGGGAACATACTTTGGACTCGAACGGGATCAACGAATTATACAATTGCTGCCATAAAAGCAGCGAAAGAAAAAGGGATTTTATTCATAGACGGGAGAGTAGAAAAAGGAGATAAAATCCAAGAAATTCCAGATGAACAGGAATTCTTCTCAATTACGAATCTCCCATACGTCGCCCCGCAAAATAGATAAGTATGAAAAGAATCAGACTCAGAATCAGACAGGGTGAAGCCCCCCCTTACTCATACAAAATAGCTATCCCCAACTGGGAGGAACTAGAGCAGAAAGACTTCATTGCAATCACTCCCATGATTTCAGCCAGGAAGACCTTAGCCAGGCAAATCGGAGTTATAGGACATTTCTCCTCTTCCAAAGCCGTTGCGGCTTTAGAGCTAATGATTAAAACAGCAGAAAAATCGGAAGATGAGGATCTTGCAATGAAGACATTAGGAGAACTAGAAGCCATTGCTAAGCTTTCCGACCATTTCTGGAAGCCCCTTCCCATTGACAAGGCACTAGTTTGCCCAATTAAAACGGTAAAAATTGGGCGGAAAAGGTTTTTCGCACCTAGAAAAGACATGCTCGATATCAGTTTGGGAGAATGGGCAATCATGTCCCAGATCTTGGCGGATGCTCAGCCTGATTATTCTCTTTTTATTTCGATTTTCTACCGTCCAAAAGGAGATAAAAGAGCAAAGAACGAAATCCACAGACACAGAGAGGCTTTCGATCTGTCCAAATGTGAAAATCGCTCAAAAATTAAATGGCCAAAAGAAGCTCTTTTCGCTGCCTTAAAGTATATGGAGGCGGCTGGGAAACTGATCCCAATGCTTTTCCCTAAAATCTTCCAGGAAAACGGCCAAAGCACTTCTTGGAGGAAACTAGAATATACTATCACAAAGACTGCAGTATTCGGAAACGATATACAGGATGTCCGAAGAAATTCTGCCCTCTTAGACGTACTTACTTTCCTCGAAGAAGAGCAAGACAATGATTAAAAGCCTAGATGATATAAAAAAACTACTTCGAATACTCGCTGGAATATTCGAAGTAGCTTCATACGAATGGGAAGACTCGAAAGAGAAGATCTCCGACAATGCAACAGGTAGCTTATTTGTTCCCAGTTGGGTTGTGCAGCGGGATCAACCCAACCACCAGCGGCCAATACTTACGTATCGGGTTCAAGTTCATCTCGTTTGGGTTTGCGCTCCCGATGAAACGGAGGTGCAAACTAGACGAATTCGAAAAGCCGTGGATTCTCTCTCAGAGTTCCATCAGATTCTAGAAGATTTTCACAGAAATACCCTACTGAGAGTTCCAACCGAAAAGAAAATGATTATCCCTATAAACGGGCCTCAAGAATTTGGGGCTCACACGGAAATAGCAATAGAATTGTGGGGGGAAGAAAATAACCGATGGGAGGAGGTCATAGCATTATGGTAGTCTATCAACCCGCTCCAGAACACTCCCCTAGCGGATTGGGAATTATCTACAAGATAAGCCCAAGCCACACTCCTACAGGCGACTATTTCATTGAGGCAACCTTACAAATTGCCCCTCCCCATGCCCCCAATGGAAACTGGAGCTACAAGACATTGGCAAAGCTCAAGGGGAGATTCCTAAACGGCTATGTATCATTTGACTTTGCTCCAATTCTTCGAGAAGAATTAGAAATCAACGCGCCCAATACAGAGGCATTGAGGATACTAGTAGACAGTCACAAAAAATACTCAATCAGCTTCCATGAATACGAGGATGGCCAAATAATCGACATACAACATGTAGTGTTGAAGCAATTGCTTCTCACGACATACCCCAGAAGATTTCAAAACACCTGGTTAGACCAGTGGATTGAGGGGAGAAAGCCCCTCATAAATCCTCAGTACGATGACCAGATAGTTCTCATCGGGCGGGACTCTCCTGCCTGGTATAGTTTCTTGCTCAAGGAAAACGTAACGGTTCCTAGAAATGGGAAATTCCCATTCAAAATCGATTTTGCCTTTGATGATGGATCAGCATTTTCCAATATCGGCTATTGGGACTTAGAAACCACTTTCCCAGGAAGCGGCGATCTTATCCAGTTCCCTATAGGATTCGAAATGCTCGGATTGAAGTCATTCGAAACCAACTCAGAGGTTTCCAGGTATACGATTACATTGATTGGAGATACCATAAATCAAAATCCAATCAGCGAACCACTACACATTGTCCCTATTTGGCATCCCCAAGGAACATCCCTCGTTTTCCAGAACTGCCTAGGAGGCTTGGATACCATATACCTGACAGGGGAAGAAAAGATAATACCTCAAGTCAAACGAACAATAAACAGACGGACAAGTATAGATACTCCTCTAGAGAAGCACATATCCGCGCAAAACATCCAAGAGACGCTTCTAATAGAGAAGTTCACGGGGTTCCAAACGGAGGATGGCCAAATATGGCTAAGTGACCTATTAAGCTCCCCCAAAGTTTGGAGATCGGGGCATCCATTAAAGCCAGACGCTGGGCTTATCCCGATTAATATATCTACTGATAGCCTTACAATCGAACCCAATAAGCTAGTTTCCTCAAAAATCAGATACGAAATAGATGAGAATATACGCTAAGTTTCCCATCGATGTGCTAACCCTTCATCTCCTCCTATTTTTCACACTTCAACCTCTAATCATTCATTGCCAGTATCACACTATCAATAATTTCCTCGGTTTCTATTTCTATGCAGGGAAAAAACGGTTTTTTATCCCAACGGTATACCTCCTTGAAAGGGAAATATATACTATCTTCTCGCTCCTAAAGTCACAATATGGAGTAGATGTTTTGGATGAGCCCATTTCGAAGCTTGAGTCGCTTTGGCCACTTGATGACTCGAAGATAAAGGAAGCCTTAAGAATAGATGGCCGAATAACAGATGTAAACGAGCGAGGTTTTTTGGAATCTCTCCGAATCGGGATAATAGAAATATATCTCAATCCCTCGTTATCGTATCCCTATATTTGACATTAAATTTCAATATTAATATCAACCACTAAAAACTATGGACATCAGCAATCGTCTCCCTAGCAGCGAATTAAACCTTCAGCTCCTCCTTTTCTATACATGGGAAACTTTAGTCTTCGATAAAGGAATTCACGTTGGTTGGTGCTTCCATGAACTCCAGTTTTTTCTACCAAACCGAGAAATGATTGCAATCAAGATTCACATGTCTGAAGATGAAATCACCAGATTTCTTATATCTATAAAAGAAATATACGGGGAAAGAATCCTAGAGCAACCCTTTCGGAGGTTGGAAGCATTGCCACCAGATTATGACTTGACTATTAGCCAGGTCTTAAAAGTAAACGGTCAGCTCACAGAGAAAATCTTTCGAGATATGTTCACGTCACTTAGAGGAAGAATAATATTTACAGCAGCGAAACATGCTAGAAATAAGAACACCTAAAGGAAGCCTAATCCTACCGAAAGATATTTCGGTAGGATTAGAGTTAATTAGTCCCTATTTCGCATCCGAAATAGGACGGAACAGCTGGACATATTCCACCAATATCCCTCACAAAGGCAATGGCTGGCTCCTACAGTATCCAGGCATTGCCGCAATTGCGTCTAATCCCCAAGAAATAGAAGCCTCTTTGTTCTTCTCTGGAATAGAATTATATCAAGGAAAACTAAAGATTCAAGATGCCAGTTCCCTTGGGAACACCATCTCTATCGCTCTCATTATAGATGAAAAAAACCTGAAAGACTCCCTCGAGGGGATTGAAATGAGCGATGTCGAATTCCAAGAAATCGTTGTATCAAACGCAACAAATCCAGAAAACAGACATCAGGAAGTCATCAACCATGCAACGGACACTGTCATCTCAGGAAACGAACTTTATGTGTTCGCTCCCGTCCTGAACGAAGGGAAGTGGGACGAGGATAATGCAATACTCGTTGTTGATTCCGTCCCTAATCATGAATGGACAATTATGAATTACTGGGATGGCATAAACCAAAAATTTCACTCTATTCATGAATCCTTCATCAACAATTGGGATATACATTATCCTGGTTCATTACTAGTTCCCCTACCCTATATCCTACCCATAATATCCTCCATTCTAGAAGCCATAGGTTACCATCTAGAAGAGTCGTCTTGGACTTCAGATGAAGAGATAAAGACATTAGTTTGTCTAACAAACAAAAGCCTCGCAGAGGAAGAAAATACATATTATGGGCTTCCTACCCATTTTAGCAGTGGCTCCATCAGACTAGGCGAGCATATCCCGAATGTCAGTCCCTTGGAACTAGTAAGCGGGATAGCAAAACTCTTCAACCTCGCTATCGAGGTGAAAGGCAAGGAGGTTACTTTTCTTCCAAAGAAGGATCTATTGGTAGCAGAATTGGTTGATTGGACGGAGAAATGTCTATCCTATTCAATAAGATACGAAGATGCAGCAAGCTATTCTTTCGCTTCGGATAACGGGAGTGATAGCCTTTTCCATCCTGAAATTGAAACCCGCCCAAATACTGAGACAGAAGTACAACTCCTCTCTGATTTACCACAAAGTCCAAATCAAGATGACATCGTACTGGTAAGGTTTGAGAACGCTTTCTACAAATACCAAGGGGCGCAATGGAACCTTCTTACTCACAATCAATACCCATTAAAGACGGCCAAAAAGCCTAAAACCGAGTTGAACATTCCCATAGGCACGACTCGGATGAAAAAGACAATCTACTACAACCTAAACAATCAGCAATACACACATCGAATCCCAAGAGTTTCCTTCAGGGTGGACGCAAAACCATTCGGGCAATTCGAAGAACCGATCGAAACGCAGCTTTTATTCTTCGACGGCTTACAATCTCCAGATCAACCCTTAGCAGGCGACTATCCTCGTCTAAGATCAGATTCCATAAACGGCCAATACAACTATAGCCTCTTTTGGGATGGTTCTCAGGGGCTGTATGCCCAATGGTGGCAAGCTTGGATACAGGCCACCAATAGACCAATCATAAAGGTGAAACTGCTTCTAAAAGTAAGTGATTTACTAAAGCTCGATTTCAAGAAGCGAATCCAGATCCAAACCGAAACGAGTTCAGTTATCGGCCTACTCAGAAAGCTTTCAGTAACCCTAGGGAATCAAGGGGTTATTAGTGCAACTGCAGAAATCCTACTACTATGAGTCAGAAGATGAGCAGCGGAGACCAGCAAAGATTCCTGCAGGAAACAATTGCCGAATGGGTAGTTTACGCCCGTAAGGTCATAAGCAGGAATTTGGAATTAGCAGGAGATCACGCGCCCGATATCAAAGACAACATCAATTTTGATATTCAAGTGGCTGGCGATTTCGCCAACGTCCAGATATCATTTCCAGACGCAGGACGGTTTGTCGATATAAAGGTCAAAGAATGGAGAAAAAGACCGCCTATTGCTCCTATTCAAAAATGGGTAAAAGAGCATAGGAAACGGATTAGGAAGACGCCTGGCTACGGAGAGAAAGCAAATATCCCTCGCAGCAAGAAAATAGCGAGAGTGGCATCAGCCATCCTATTCGCAAAAACCCAAAAACCCACCAAGCGCAAAAAGCGTTGGTGGAACAAGTCGATTTTCTACCTAGTCGAAGTACTCCGAGGAATGCTTCAACGAAATCAGGCTGCTTGGATGAAGGCGCAACTCAAATCCAACCTCCAAAACAAGTCCTAAGTAAAAAAGCAGGCTCTAGATAACTATGCGTCTATGAGCTTGAGAAAAGACGAGATACACTTTGATTTACATATCAATGGTGAGCAAATAACAGACACCTTTGGTGACTTAAAGAAAAAAGCCAAGCAACTACGAAGGGAGTTGAACGGCCTTAAACCAGGGACAGAAGCCTTTGTAAAGAAGGCAAAGGAGCTTGCCAAAGTAGAAGATCAAATAAAGGGGGTCAAGACCCAAATGAAATCCTTTCGTACAGGTCAGGCTAAGGCAGCGAAAGGCTTTCTGAATATCGGCAAATTAGCTGGGGCTTTAGGCCCCATAATGCTTGCCGTTTTTTCCATACAAGCGATAACCGAATTCGCACAGCACATTGCACAAATCGCTGGAGAATTCAACGAGCTTAGGGAAACGGTAAATGCCTTCTCAGGGGAAAGTGGAGACGCGCTCAACAAAACGACAGCCAAAGCGAAAGCGATGGCTGATACCTTTGATGTTGATGTAAACGAAATACTCGAAGCCACCAATGCAGCCAGTGCAGAATTCGGAATAGGCTTCGATGAAGCCCTAAACCTAGTCCAAAAAGGTCTCCTAGCAACAAAAACAAAACACGGGGATTACATCGCCCAAATTTCCGAATACTCAACTCAGTTCAAAGACATGGGTTATACGGCTGAAGAGGCTTTTGCCATCATCAGCCAAGGTCAGAATATGGGAGTCTTTTCGGATAAAGCTCCTGATGCAATCAAGGAATTCAAACTCCGTCTCAACGACCTTACAAAAGCGCAACACGATTTAATCAAAGATAACTTTGGAGAGAAGTTCGCTGCACAAATCGCAGATGGGAGCCTCTCCAGTATTGACGCACTCAAGGGAGTATCCCAAGGGATGCGGGACATTAAAGCAGCAGGAGGAAACCTGCAGCCAATAATAACGAACCTATTTGGAGGAGCTGGAGAAGATGCAGGAGAAAGATACCTACTCTCCCTCGCAGACATAGACACCAACCTAGACAATCTCATAGATACAGGGAACATCTTCATCCAACAAAAGCAGGAGGAGATGCAAGCCCAAGAGGATCTCAACCTCGAATATGCCAGATTAGGCGAATCTCTCCAAGGTGTAGGACACTGGTTCAAAATGCTATGGAATACCACAAAGTTGGTGTTCTTCAGAATGACCAACGCAGCAATAAGCTTCTTCAGATTTTGGCCAGAAAAGTGGGGCGTATTCAAGGAACAAGCCAAGAATTCTATGAAGAGCCTCTACAACTATCTGATAGGGCCAATAGAAGACGCGCTAAACTACTTCCGAGGGCTAACAGGTTTGGCTAAGGTAGATCTCAAAGCAGACATAGACACCAGTGGTTTAGATCAAGCAAAAGAGAATCTGAAAAGTCGGTTAGAGCAAAACCAAAAAGAAATTGAAGCGTACCAGGTACGCAAAACAATGGAGAGTGCAGGCAAGGTGGAAGAGGCTAATCGAGTCGCCACATTAAACGAAAGAGCCAAAAGCAACAAAGAGTACAGAAAACGCTTCAAAGAAGATCAGGAGAAGCTCAAAAAGGAAGTGGTAGCAGCAGCAGCCAATATCGAACGGCTGCGTATAGCCTCTATGGAAGAGGGGAAGGAGAAAGAAATTGCTCTGCGTAAGCTTCGACACGCTGAACAAATATCCAAACTAAAAGGGAATGCTTCCCAGATAAGAGAACAGACCAGGCTATTAGAAGAGCAGAAACGAAAAGATCTGCTTGCCATACAGGATAAATACGACGAGGAAGAAGAGAAACAAGAAGAGACGAAAAGTTTGGCCAAAAGCCATATCGCCCAAAAACGATTCGAGCGGGATATCCGACTGCTTGAGGAAAGAAGAAGGCGAAAGGTTTATGAAGCAAACCTGGATGTTCTTGAGGATGTCAAGGCGGGCAAGTCTGTTGAAGAAGTCGAAGCGAACCTAAAAGATCGACTTTTGGGGATAGAAAAAGATTACTTCGAAGACAAAAAGAGCCTCCAGCAGGGATTCCTCAAGGAACAAATTCAAAACCTCAAATCCGAAGCAGAAGAACGGAAGAATGCGATTGCCGATTCTGATAAAGATGTAGCCAATAAGAGGCTAGAGATAGAGATTGACCTACAAAACCAAATTGCTGCATTACAAGCTGACTTCACTTCGACTAAAGAAGCTATACTCAATCAAGAGATTGACCAGGAAAAAGCCGCCGCCGATAAGAGGCTGAAAATACGCCAGGAAACGAAGGAGAAGCTCCAGAACATGGAAGCGGCAATGCTATCCTCGGTTAAGTCGGCCTTGGATGCTTGGGAAACATTCTCGCAAAATAGTGCGGATAAACGCCTAAATGCCTTAGAAGCCAGAAAAGCGAAAGAGTTGAAATTGGCAGGAGGCAATGAGGCTAGAAAGGCCAAAATCGAGAAAAAGTATAACAAAGAACGGGAAAAGATAGAGACGGCACAGAACGAAAGGTCTAAAAAGATTGCAAAAGCGCGGGCACTAGTAAATACCTACGAATCGGTAACAAAAACATATGCACAGTTCGGATTCCCTTGGGGAATTCCTGCTGCAGCTGCTGCCTTTGCGCTTGGTATCGCCAATGTGATGAAGATCGAAAAGTCAATGGCAGAAGGAGGCCCTACAGGCAAAGCCCCCTTTGGCACAATTGCCGATTCGAGCGGAGAAAAGCCAATCGGCTTGATCCGAGCTCATGAACATGAATGGATAGCCCCCCGCTGGATGGTGCAATCGCCTCAATATGGCCCTTTGATTCAAGAAATGGAGGGAATCAGAATAAGAGGCTACGCAGAAGGAGGTTTCCCAAGCTCCTCCCCTACTCCATCAGCGAGAATCGAAACGCCTCTCCCTTCTGAAAGTGCGCTTCTCAGTATCAGGCTGCTCGAAGAAGTCAGTATGAAGCAAAGCCAAATAATCAGGCTTTTGAGCAATCCCCAATTTGTTACCATCTATGGAGAACGGGAATACCAAATCATTGATGAAGGGATAACCGATTTAAATAAGAGAATAGGAGGTTCCCTATGATCAGCGAACGGATAAAAGCTTGGTTACAGAACAGGGATTTTCAGGAAGGCAAGGAACTCTTCTTAGAAGTGGGGCCAACCAACCTGAAGGCAAGAATAGCGAAAGCTCCCCCTTATGATAAAACAGCCAAGGGGCTAATCGCCTATCACCTTCAAAAGGCTCTCGAAGAACTCCCTGAAGAGGCTCCGAAGCAGGAAAGGCGGAAGAGAAAGCCCAAACTACACGAGTTAAATAAAAAGATATCGGGTTTGGCTCGTAGTAGAGGTATGCTTGCAGACACCCTCCGAATAAGCGATAAGACAGAAGATATTGAACATAATTGCCATGTATTGGATCGGCTCAAGGAACTGCGTCAAGAGCAAGCAAAACTTGAGTTAGAACGAGAAGCCATAAAGCAAGGGGTTCAACCAGTAATTGAAACCTCTAGGCTACCCAGCATAAAATACGGGGAAAGCCACTACAGCGAGACCAAATTGGCGAACATGAGTGCAAATGAGCTCCAAAAGCTCATAGGCCAGCTCAAGAAAAAGAGGCTCAAATACCTAAACCGAGCCTCCGAAGCCAAATCCAACGGGAAAAGCCAAACGGAAATATCCAACCTCGAAGGAGCTGCAGAAACGACAAAAGACTTGCTCCTACTCCATGAATTATACTACCAAAAAGATCAACAAGAGCGATGCAATCGAGAGTAGACAAAATTAAAAGCTTTTACAGCGATCAAACTCCCCTTACTCCCGAGGATGATGCCTATAGAATCTTGCTTGAGCATATAATTGCCCTCATCCAAGAAGATACAGCAGAATCGGAAATTCGAGACTCTATTATTGAATGGAAACCTGAATGGAAGAAGAAAGGCTACCTCGTTTCCAGTGCCTACAAGAACGCATTGGTGCTAGCAGCCGATGTAGAGGGGCTACAAATGGAAGCCAGGCGGTATCTTATGGAAACCCAACTAAGAAACTTATACCACCAAGCTGTAGAAGAAGAGAAGTACGAACTGGCTGTCAAGATTCAAGACCGAATAGCTAAACTCACTGGTTTATACGAGAATCAAACCAGTATAAAGGGAGCTACAATCCCTATAATGAATATCATCTACACCGATGATACGAAGGTTTTAGAAAATGAGAATTAGAACCCAACAGATATACGTAAACCCCAAACAGAAATCGGTACTCGAACAAATCCTGACAGGATTGTTCAATATCATTGTAGGAATCTGTGGGAGAGGTTTTGGGAAGACAACCCTATTGGCTATCCTGATATTCGAGTTCGTGCGCGCGCATCCACGCGGACGAGCGGCCTTGGTTGGCCCTGAAATCAAGGGGCTGAAGAATAGAATTTGGCCGGGGATACAGGGGAAACTCGAAGCAATGGGCTTACAAGAGGATATCCATTTTGTCGTAGGCAAGGCTCCTCCGAAGAATTGGGTCAAAGCTTATTCGCCCCCCAAAGACCCCAAAAGCTGTGTTTTCTTCGTCAATGGCGTTGTGCTTGATATGGTCGGTATGAAGAACAAAACCAGCGGGCGCGGGCCTTCTTATGACGCCTTATTCGGAGATGAATTCCTTCACGTAGACCAAGAAAAGTTCGAGGGGCAAGTCGTTCCTGCAGTACGAGGGAGCCACCACAGGAGGAGTAAAATCCCTTGTGAATGGCATCGTCCCAAGTGGGGTAAGGTTATAAATGAAAAAGGCAAATACTTCTGGGTATTTGCCTGGAAGGATAGCCCCTTCTTTCAGTTAATCGCCCTATTCTCCTCTATGCCTAGCTATACCAACCCATGGATTTACGAGGAGTACAAGAACGCGGAAGCCAAGGAAATCGAAGGCTATAAGTTCAGCCCCCTATACTTCGAGGGAACTTGGCGCGACAACCTCGCAGTCCTAGGCGAATACTATTACGGCCAACAGAAGATGCGTATTCGCCTCAAAAGGATGTTTGATATCGAGATAGACAATAAACCTCCAGTAAAGCGCGGCAAGAAATTTTACTCGCGATTTAATGCGAGCAAGCATGTATTACTAACTGATCCTTACGACGAGAAACGTATGCTCTACCTGTCTTGGGACTTTGGTAGCTTCACCTCCTTGGTGGTGCTACAATACGACAGAGAGAAGAAGATTATCTATGCCATAAGAGAGTACTTCTCTTATGAGGGCCTGGTGTCTCAATGCCTTGCTCTGTTTGAAGCGGAGTTCCAAGACCATCAAGAACGCTTAATCGTTATGAGTGGGGATGTGAACGGACTATTCACTCGATCGCCCAAGAACAACACTACCAATCTATTCCAGGAAGCGGAGACTACCTTACGCGCGTTGAAGTGGCGTGTAATCATGACATCCAGAAGAGTCAATCCACCACATGCAACCAAGCACAGCCAGATCAATAAAGCCCTAGAAGAAAAGGAGCTTTTCCCAAAGCTCCGATTCTATGAATATGGATGTCATCAACTGATATTCTGCCTATCTGATGTAAACCTGAAAGACAAATACCAGAAGGACAAGAGTGGAGAAGCCAACAGCCAGAACCCAGAGGAAGAGGCACACGTAACGGACGCATACGACTACGGATTTGTAGAGATCCTCGGCTCGGGAGGCGGTGGGGGTGGCATAGGAGGAGCTGTTTAATGCTGGTTCCAGTTCGACACCAGGCTACCGTGACTATATCACTATTTTGGTGCTGCCAGCCCCCCTTAATGTTAAAGGGCGCACGCCGCTTTTCTGCCGTTAAGGAATCCTCAATTTTTTTCGCGCCGCGCCAACTCCTTGACTAACAAGAAAATCACTAAAGCGACTCAATCGATATGCAGATAGATAAACAAACGATGTTGAGCGAAATAAATCTGGAGATTATAGGGGGGAAACCTCACATATTTTCGATTGGATTTATTCGTGTTTCCCCCCTAGGAAGAGGGACATTTGCTCTCGTCAAGAAAGCGAAGATTCTGAAAAGCAGCGACAAAATCAGAGGGAAGCGAAGAGAACCAGGGCCAAAGAAAAGAGTCGAAGGCAATCGAAAATTAGGAGGAAGGCTCAAGCTATACGATATAGAAAATGAGCAGCCTTTTGATGTGCTAATTGACACGATAAAAAGGTTCAATGGGATGGAGGTAATCCATTATCGAGGGAATATGAATAGGCGATAATCCTCCTAGCTTGTCCTTCTTGTTCAGAACCATTTGAGACACCTTGCAGTATGGATCAACAATTCAAGGCAATAGATTTCGGGATATCTGGCAAGAACATCAAAGTTCTTGCTCAAGGTACAGTTGCTAGGACGGACGAGGATCTCGTGCGTCCAAAACTTCGAGGTACCAGTCTCGCAATAACGAGCATTAGACCTGTACATTCTCGTGTTGTTCCTTGGTTCCAAGGCGCGAATAATATGCCTGAAGAGTTGATAAATCTTGCTTCAGGTAACCCAATATTGCTTGGACTATTATTAACCAAAGCGCAAGTTCTTCATGGAAGCGGGCTATGCCTCCATACCATCGGGATGGATGGGGAAGTCGTGCAATTGCCGCGAAATAAATGGCCTGAAGAAATACGGGACTTCTTCGACTATAACCAACTGAATAAGACCAGTTACCTCTTACTCGTAGACTACCTATTAACGGGGAATGCTTTCATGCAAATGATCCCTACCAAGGGATCAGCGAGACACCCCAAAAAGATCATTGAGGTGACACGCATTCAACCTGGTTGCGTTAGGATCTTACGGCCTGAAAATGGGCAGGAGATTCAGGAGTATGTTGTAGCGGGAGAATGGCAAGGGACAGCGAGCGATCTAAGCAGAGTCATTCCTGCATTCAGACGAAAGGCATTTTTCCAGAAGGAGCAGAACGGGTATAAGTTCAAAGAAGGATCTGGGAGTTGGACGGAAGCCTTGCTCCATATCAAAGTTGAGACAACTGGCTATCCCTACTATGGGATACCATTCTGGAGAGGGGCGGCCGATTCTGTCAGGTTACAGAATGTAATACCTCATCTGCATTTATCGAATCTCCTCAATGGATTTGGGGCGCGTGTAAGTGCCCAAATCTCGGATCGGTACATCAATACTAAACGAAACGAAACGAATCCAGAGACGAATAAAGCTTACTCAGATCAGGAGATTATACAACAGGTAGGCAAGATGATTCAGGAGCTCTTGACGAGACCTGAGAACGTGGGCAAAACCTTGGTCACGGGTTTCATGACAGACCATCAAGGCAAACGCATTCCTGATATCGTAATCGAGAAAATTGCCTTCGATTTTGGCGATAAGCTCTATACGAAGCTAGAGCCTTTGATAAATGAGAAGGTTTCGGCCTCTGTGGGGCTATTACCGCACCTTAGCGGGCTTTTTAAGCAAGGATCAATGTCAAGTGGTAGTGAGATTAAATACGCTTGGGAGGCGCAAAAAAGCCTCTCTAGTATTGATCGGTCGCTAATACTAGAGCCATTGAATTTTATTCTTCGATACAATGGATTTGGGGAGAAGTATTTCTGGGATTTCCCTATACCCTCAATAATAGAATAGATGCTAATACGCGCGATATATACAGAAGGGACAGCAGAAGCCTACGGCCTGAAGTACCATGTACCAGCCGTGGACAAACAGCTACGGTGGGAGGATATGAAGCCGCACGTACGCCTGGTGACCCGAAAGGAGCTCCTCCCCTATCTAGGTGAAGCATTACTCGCAAAACTGGAGACTGATTACAGCCAGGAGGAATATGATATGCCAGCCCACTTGAGCAAGATCATAGGCTTTCTGCAAGCTAGCGTAGCAAACTTTGCGGTTTGTGAAAGTATAATCGCGAATAGTGTATTCCTCACTCCTATGGGAAGCATCCAGTATGTAGACCAGGAGAAAGCTGCAATCCCTGCAGACAAAGGCAGCTCGTATCTATTTCAACAGCAGCTGTTCTCTAACGGCAATTTCTGGCTGAATGAGGCCATGAAAGTCATGGAAGCTGAATCAGACTCATTTCCTGAATGGAAAGGCTCTAAGGCGCACCAACGCTGTGTAAACGGGATATTCGCAGGAGTAGGTGCGTTTGAACGGTACTTCTCTATAGCCAAGGGGCTGGAGAGAGTCATTTACCAGATAATGCAGCCAACCATCATCGAGGGGGAACGCAGGTATTTGGAACCTCTCACAGGAAAGCCTCTGCTGGAAGAGCTCAGGGAAAAGCTTTTCAATGGAGAGGAGTTGATCCAAGAAGAAGAGGAACTCGTACACCATCTGAGAAAAGGCTTAGCCTCATGGGCATCACAACTGGCAGCTCCCTACCTAGGATTAGGAATCCAAGAAGGGGGATTGATAAACATAAAGTATCAAGGCTTGAGGAAGAGCAATGCGTCTCCTAACTCCCTTTGGGGAAAAGGCGCCGAAGCATTTGAACTTTTCGGAACGGATATAAAGAACTTCTTGGACAAGCATGTCGAGAAGTTCCCAGCTTACAGAGACTATGGCCCTTATACGCCCGAAGAGAAGAAAGACCCGTTCAATACTCAAGTGAATTACAAACCAGACGGGAGCTCCGCTAATGGAGTAACCATCTTTTAAACGAAGACAATGGAAATGAAAGGAGAATTAATATTGAGTAGTATCGGTTTGCTTATGTATTACGTGCCGATCTTATGCCAGGACATGGTAGATGTACAATTGTTTCGGCTCATTCTGGAACATGTGGTGAACCCGTTCGGACAGTTCTTGGTGATTCTAGCGATTCTCTTAATGCTTACCCCGAAGATTATTCTCAATTGGACTAAACTCAGAAACATTTGGCAGAGCAAGAAGAACAAAAAGTAAGTAGGTTATAGTTTGAGAACGTTTGTCATGTATGTGACCAGCCTGTAGATCTGAAAGGATTTGCAGGCTTTTTTTATGCCCAATAGGAGCGAAAAACGGAGCTCTACCCTAGCCTACGGAATACATACGTATTTATACGTAATTACTTCAAAACAAGTACGGATTTAGCCTCGTATATATGCGCGCATTTAGGGTTCACGCTTCGCCTATTTTTTCGAAAAAAAGGGGGGTGATTTTTTTTTTTGTTAATTTGTTAAGTGAGTTTATATATTATATAGTTAAGTTATTGATATATAAGTAGTTATATAAATCTCATTTTGTTAAAATATGGCCTTATTTTGTTAAAAAACGGGGTATTTTTGTTAAAAAACAGCCGATTTTGTTAAAATATAGATAGATTTGTTGTGGAAACGTCTAGTTCTTTTAGTGCACTAATAGTACGACTTTCGGGTTGTTAGCTTTTTCGAAGATGCGGCATATTTTAACAATTTGTTAAAATTCGGGGGCACTGAAAATCAACAACTTATGCTCTAACAAGCCGACTGGTATGACAAATTAACAAAAAAAAAAATCACCCCCCCTTTTTGGTAAAAAAAAGGGGAAATGCGATCCTAAGACGCGAGTGGTGTTAAGACACTTATTCCTCTATATATCAGCCTTTTAGGCGGGTTTTTGCTAAAAACGCCTATTTACTTACTAAATTCGTATAATATTGAGGCAAAAACGGTTTTTTAGGCAATTTTAGGCTTAATTGACAGATAATCAGGAACTTATGGCATTATGAGCGAGGCGACTGATTAAAGACATTGATATAGTACGGTTTCTCGTAGATCTTGGATTTTAACAAAATCGCCAACTGTTTGCCAAACAGTTCAAACATGAGATTTCGTATTTTTGCAATAATACTACGAGTTTCGATTGATTTTTAGGCTAAAATTGGCTGATTTTATTACATCGCTTCGTTTTTGCGAGGTATCGTAATAAATTAGGGTAATGAGCGAAAATAACTACAACTTACCCCCAACAATAACGCCCCCCAAAATCGTCAAAGTACCCGTAACGGCTTATGTATATAAGTGGTTACGATCGAAGTTTGGCCCCTTGAATAGCTACGACCTTGATTACAGAGGAAATGGAGAACTCAAGAAGGCTCTGAGAGGTTTACCCCTCAACTGGACAATCGTTACGGAAATCAACCCTCTCCCCTATTATCATGTCAATCTGGTGCTGGGTAGGAATGAAGAGCTGATATCAAACTACGAGGAGCTAAAGCCCTTCATTACGGCTGGAGCCTTGTTTCAGCATGAATTCTTTTCGGCTTTCCTAGCCTATAAGGATGGACAGGAACAACTAGCGAAGCAGCTAGGACTAACTAAGAGTCAATGGAACACCCGTAAGGCTATACAGAGCTTTTGCCAGACGCATAATATAGGAGCTGATGAGTATGATAGGGAGAGTTTTGAGCGTCATATGCGAAGAAAAAAACATGATATTTCTCATTTCGTGTCGCACGTCACACAGAAATGGGAGTTCCAAAACGATGGGAACCTTCTGTATGTGCCTGCAAGGGTATACATAGGCAAAAAACCTTATATAGGATTCCAATGTTTTTCACGAAGTAGAGGAACGATGAGGCGGGTTCAAGGCTGGGTACCTAAGACTCTCCTGAACCAACCAGGCGCGATCGATTGGAAAATGTGGGCAACCCTGATGGTCGAAAGCATAAACATATTGTTAAGAAAGGGTTGCAGTATTGCATAAAATTTGACAAATTGTGACTCCAATAACCAACCAACTGGTCAAAAACTTATAAGAATATTACATACATGAACGTTGGTGATGTGGTCGTATTAAAATCCACGGATCTTAAAATGAAAGGGAGCATTCCCTTTTTGGTGATTACTGCGATAAAAGAAGATAGCTTGATAGCTGTTACTTCTTCCGAATATGGAATAAAGAGGCTAGAGACCATTGAACTCCCAATCGCATGTTTCGAAGAAGTGAACGAACTTTGGCGAACAAGAAAAGAAACATGTTTGAGAGAATCGAAAACGACTGAAGAGGAGGGTATTGAGACTATGATCGACTTCTTTAAGTATAAAAATGGATTCGATTCAGGTTTATCTGAAGTATCCTGCCAGGAAAAGAAAGAAGTAGACACCTTTGACCAACCTTAATAAGCGAAAACAAGGCAGAAATAAGATGAAATCATTAGGAAACTTTATTCTGGTAACGCTTTGCCTCCTCTTCCTGTGGGGGGCTTGTCATGATCGAGAGCCTTCTACGCCCGATCATGAACGGGCTCGATACAGGCAGACGAGCCAAACGTTGGTTTTGGGAGAGGAAATTGGGCTTGACAGCTTTTTCTCAATGTTCAGTGTGGATGAGTCTATTACGGATTCCTTGATTGGAACGCCTGAATTGGACTCCCTCTCCCCTAACCCCCTCAACAAACAAGCATTTTCCGCAAAGGCGGTATCCACAACCACAGCAATAGAAACCAAGCATGAGCCAAGGCGGGTAGCCCCTCATGTCTTGCGAAAGGCTGAATTAGCTAGAAAACCACCGGTGCGGGTTCCTCTCACAGGTACCTCGGGAGGACTCAGTTTTAGGTAGATATATAGGAAGAAATTGATTGTTCATAAGTTTTTGTGTAGCCCCTAATCCTCAACCGATTAGGGGTCATTTTTTTGCCAAAAAAACCGCTTTTTTTGAAACATTTGGCGTTTTTTATTCAAATTAATTGAAACATTTTTGTATCCGCTGTTGGATACAAAATGGATTTTTGTTATGTTTGAAGAGTCAAAAATTTAAAGGTAGTTAGTCATAACTATCATTATCTTAAAATATAGAACAGCAGCGGTGGTACCGTTGTAATAGCCGTGCCAAAATCCAAGACCTTTGAATTTTTGACAGCCGCTCGCTGTTTCTTTTAACCTATTTAAATGTCATGAACGATTCAATTAACCTATCGGAACAAGTCGCGATTATCGAGGCCCGCCTACAGGCTCTGATCACAGAAAACGAATCTTTAACAGAGAAGGCACATCAGAATTTCAATGATTTGGTCTGGCAGGCAGCCAGAGCAGAGTTTTACTACGCAGCTTTCACTCTCCTAGCAGGGAAAGCCACAGCAGAGAGAAGTAAGAAAGAGGAATACAATGGCGTGTTACTTCATTATAGAACTTTATGTAGAAAACAAGACGATTGTGAGCACGGGGATCTATTCATAAAAAGAATGGATTACAGTAAAGTCCTAACGCCCGTTTACCCAAAAAGCTGATTTAGAACGAATTACAACACCCAACTGGTCGCATACACACGAATTAGAACAATCACATTACATGTTATTCAAGGTATTTTTCGCGTACATGCGAAATGAACTTTCTGACGATTTACAACGCAGAGCTCCTCAATATTTGATTTTATCTTTATTTTCGATGATCATCGTCGCCGCTTTGGTTTTTCTTGGGCTAAGATGGTGGTTAGGATTGACAGGAGCCAGCGTCTACCCTACTCTAGGGACGTGGGTAGCGATCATTGCATCAGGTGGCGTTGGTATTGCGGCACATGTCGCAATATCCAACGCCATTGAAGCTTGGCGAGATAAGTCAACAAAGTGGCAGTCGCAGGCATTTTTTGCGCTGCTATTGGCGGTATCTATCGCACTACTCGACATGAACGCGAACTATCACGGAAGTCCAGAGCTGGCAAGGAGCCTTACGGCTTCTGTCGATTCACTTAAAATGGATTTCGGATCTGTGGAATCGGATAAAAAGCGTATTCTACAGGAGATACGAGCCATAGAAACGCCTTACGGATGGTGCAGTACACACAAACGCAACCGATGTAACGTAGGGAATACGGGTTCTAATTGCCCTAATCATCGTTTTATCTTCAAGGCGAAGCCGAAATATGGTATTTCGCGCAAGAAGTTTATGGATGATGAGGCTCGAATTAAGGAGCTTAAATCTAGTCTAACAAGGCTAGACAACAGCATTGCAGACCAACGCTCCCATCTTGTGGGTATGCATAGAACATCGGTAAGCGAGTATGAACAGGAGTGGAAAGAGCGAAGCGGTAACTACCAATATCTCTCGATTTACTGTTGGCTTTTGGTCGGGCTCCTCTCCTACCAGACCTATGACTTTGAGGCTGATTTTTCGCGCGGAAGCTCAAGAGGCTCAAATGATTCGCAGTCACCTGAAAGGGAAAAAGAGGCTTCAAAGAATCCAAATAATTCAAATAATTCAGCTAGTAAAACGAGCCAAAGAGGGGGGTATAAAAAGGACTCGATGGGGAGGATTAAAGCAGCTGTCGAGGCAATGCGAGCAGAAGGGACAGAAGCTATTAGGAGATACGCTTCGATGTCTCCAAACAAGGTAGCTGAAGCGATATCGAAGAAATGTGGACTTAGCACCACGACAATAAGAAAGAAATGGATAGACGAACGAGGGAACCCGTTCGTAAGATATGACGAAGTATGACGATGAAAAGGGATAAGCTATGCTATTGTGACAGCCGCTTTGCAGAGATGCAAGCGGCTTTTTTTGTGTCCTGATTTTAGGGAAGTCTCTGCATTATCTTTGATTCAATGGGAGTAATGAAGAGATATAGACCAAGGGGCCTTGCACGTCTCCAGCCTGGATTCGAACCAGGATCGATAAAGGAGGTATGGATTATCCGTAAGGAGGATGTGCAGAAAATCCCGTATTCTCCGAACCTGGATGCCGCTGCAATCGAGCTTGTTGATGGCGCATCCTTCTCCCATTATGAATTTGGTAGGGATACCGTACACCTAAAAGAAGTTCAAAAGACGAGTGAAAAAGGGACGATTTATGATATCAGTTTGGTATCAAAATACCACGGAAGAAACACCATAACTGATCAAGAAATAAACCGCTTAGGGGGCGGTTTATTCATCATATTTACCATGGATTTCTTGGGTAGAATCAAGCTTTTGGGGAGACGAGAAAGCCCAATGAAGCTCATTTCTGTGAGCATAGATTCAGGGAAAAAGACGAAAAACGGACAGGGATCGACTTGGAAATTTGTAGGGATGGGCTTGGAGATCTCTCCGAGTATTTTTGTGAGATCGGCCACAGGAACCAGTACAGGTTCAGTCAGCGGCACACCAACCAACCCTAATGACCCGAATACGGTAGTTGTTTCAACAGGACAAGGCCGTTATTCTTACGTGAATAATGAGGCGATCCAAGGATTTTATCAGGATCTCTTACAACGTGTGATAGACCTAGAGAACACGGCTAGGGGAGAAGGAGGCAATTTTATTTAATTATATATATCGTACTATGGCAATTAGTTATGATGCAACGAGACGAGTAAAGGCCATGCAAATGCGCCGATATAACTCGCTTCTCGAAGCGACGAAAGTCTTAGAAGAAGGAGAGGCTGCGATAATCAAGCAAGGAGCGGGCTGGCGAATGAAAATTGGCCGTGATGGACTAGCTGCGAATGATCCGAATCTTCCGTTCTTTGGTGAGGCGGTTGTGATCAACAACACGCTTACATCAACTTCCTCGGAAGAGGCTGCTTCGGCCTTGATGGCTAAAACCCTGAAAGACGAAGTAGACACGAAGGCAGACAAGACGACAGTTTCCGCTCTTCAAAACGCTGTGACTGCGTTGGAGTCTCGTCGTAGTGGCTACCAGATGTTGGATGCAAGCCAAGGGACACTCCCAACGGTTAGTATCAACAGCCAAGGAGCGAACGACGGGATCAAGCGAGGAGATCAGTTCTTTGCGACAAGCGCGGGTACGGTAGGAGACCATGTACTTACTACTGGAGATGTGTTGGTTGCGGTTCAAGACAACCCAACGGAGAGTTCTCACTTCGTGAAGTTGGATACGAACCTGGACAATGCTACCAAAAGCAAGATCGGTTTGATCCGTATCGCAACAGGAACAGAAGTATCTGAAGGCACAAACGATGTCACTGCAGTAAGCCCCTTGGAGTTGAAAAACAACTGGACGGCTAAGAAGGCAAGTGCTTCTGAGATGCAAGCGGCTACGGACGATGAGAAGTATGCAACGCCTGTAGGAGTAGGTTCGGCTATTGACGGCCGTCTTTCTCAGGACGTGACCAGCACAAGCACAACAAGTTTTGCATCAAGTGCAGTTACCAATTCTATCTACCAATCAATGATCGGCCATAACGGACGAATCGAGACGTTGGAGACTTGGAAGACGGCTGTTCAACCAGCAATCGACAAGGTTCCTACATTGGAAAGCAAGATTGGCACGCTTGAGGAGCAAGTTGCTCACATCCACGCAGTATTACGCGGCGAAGGAGAACCACCAGCAGCAGAGTAGGGTAGGTTTCAGTGAATTTGGGCACGAAAAAAGGAGACTCCTTACGGGGTCTCCTTCCTTGTTTTTATGGGTTGTGGCTAGAGCTTTACTAGCTGGACTTCTCCGTTGTAACCGAAGATATCTTTGGCGGCCTTCTTGAGCTTTTCTTGGTATTCTTGTATGACTTTGAAAGGAATAGCTCCTACTTGTGGGTCATCAGATCCGAAAATCGGACATCCCCACCAAGCCTTTGTAATCCCCTCTACAGCCGAACATTCAACTGGACAATCGGTCGGGAGCAACCATCCGAAAGTTGAATCGAAGGGACTATTGTCTATTAGCGCGGCGGTGCTTTTGGCTCCTAAAATCGAGGGGCGTTTTATGTGCTTGTAGCGAACCCGATTCTGCTTCTCATGATTCTTGACGTTTGGGTTCTGGGTATCGGATACAACCTCTACCTGGTCGAATTCTAGGACTTCCCGAATGGGTATTGCGAGTATAAGCATGTCTGTTCTTTTGGTACAAAGATCGGTAGAGAGGGCTTTGGTTTCAATGGGATGCTGCATTGTGTCCTCTGTATAGAATCGGGTAGAGGGGTTCTTGCAGGTAATGAATCTGAATCTATATAATACGAATCGGCCATTTCTTATTGGGAGAACAGCAGGAGAAAGGTTAATCAGGCTATCTAATGCATTCCTGGAGAAACCAAGCCTTTACACAGAGATTGAGAAATATGCTCATTACTCTGCACATCCTGTATATCAAGAGGAGTATGGACAACGGGAGGAGATTGGGTTCATTGGAGTGATCTCAGTGCGGGGAACTCTCTACCACCAAGAGACCTGGTGTAGTGATGGGATGATTCAAATGATGGAGACAGTTCAGGCATTGGATGAAGAAGAGAAATGCTTGGGGATAGTCCTGGACATGACAACACCAGGGGGGGAGGCTGCAGGGACGGAGGCTTTCGCGAACGTGGTAGCGAACGCGCAAAAGCCAGTTGTTGGGTTCATCCGTAGTTATTGCCTTTCAGCTGGGTATGCAGTCATTGCTGGAGCAGATTATATTATGGCTGATGGTGAAACGGCTGAAGCAGGTTCCATCGGAACTTGTATTGTTTATGTCGATGCCTCTGAAGCGATGAAGAAAGAGGGGTATAAAAGAGTGATGATCGTTTCGGACTTATCGCCGAATAAGAACAATCTGAATTTCGAGAACCCAAGCGAAAAGGACAAAGCACAGATTAGGGAACAAGTCTTAAACCCACTTACAAAGTGGTTCCAAGGTCATGTAAAATCACATAGATCGAAAGTAACCGAAGAGGCTCTCCTAGGGGGAGTCTCTTTGGGCAATTCTGCTATAGAACATGGGCTAGTAGATGGCCTGGGATCGTATGAGGAAGCAATAAAAAAGGTACTAGAACTATCATGAAAGGAAAGGAAGGATTCTTTGAAAAGATGAAGAAGTTTGGGAGAAGCTTCGGATTCAAACGGGGGGTAAAGAAGGAGAGCAAGGAGACGATTGTTAAGGAAGAACAAACGCCTACGGCTCCAGTAGAAACCCCACCAGAAACGCTCCCCAAAGAGGATACAGAGCTAGCACGGCTCCGAGCGGAGAATGCAGCATTGAAATCTGAAAAAGAAGCGATGGTGAGTGAGTTTACAGACCTGATGGATACTTATGAGAAGGAGCAGGAAGCGGAGTCTAAGAAGGCTGCGGCTAAGCCAATCGTTGTAAACCCTAGCCAAGAAGAACATTCCATTATTAGCCAATACACTACGCACAAATTCTCTGATAAAATGCGAGAGCGGCTCAATAAAAAACGCTAAAGGATAAGAACGATAGCGATTCAATAAAAAACGCTAAAGGATAACTATGGGTACTATAACGGCAGGCGTTTCGGCAAACGCCATATTTAACAGCCCAAGACTAGACGTACAAGACCTCCAAAATTTAGCTGGAATTTACACTGTTTTGAGTAACTCTTGGTACGAGCAAACGTACGAGAGTCCCAATAATGAGACATTTTTCAGTGTGACAAACCAGGATCAGATGGTCTTGCCTTCGTCTGAAAGCTCGGGAAATTGGACACCTTTTCAGGAAGGGAATCAAAGCAACCTCGCTGTCAAATTTGGTGGGCGCATGTTGCGCCAGATGGCAGTCAAAGCAGACATTAGACTAGTGCCATTGGCTCTGCAGTGGGGTTCATATATGCGTGCGGCTGAACGTGAAAACCGTTTAACTGGACGCTTCCTCTCTTATGAAGAGTACATATTAGGCCTTCTCATGCGCCAATTGCGTCATGATATGGAGGTAAATTTGAAATGGACAGGACGCGCGAAAGGCATGATCAAAGGGGCTCCGTCTGGATCTGGAGACGCAATTGATGGCTTCCGAACGATTCTACTGAAAGAAGCTGAAGCGAAGAAGGTTCCTACCATTGTAGGGAAGAAGCTCGATTTGGTGACAGCAGCGGATGAGGTTCGCCGCGAAATGGATATGATTGCAAATACGCCTGCTTTGGCTATGAAGGATTACATCTTGTATACTTCTCTACAACATGCGAATTTGGTACGTAGATCATACAATCACCATCACGGGCGCGACACCCTAGCGGTCGATCATGTGGGAATGACAAGCTTGCCCGACCACCCCAATTTTAAAATCGTGCCTCAAGCAGGATTGAAGGGTCAAGCCCGTGTATACACACCAAAAGATAACTTCGTTATCGGTGTACAAGGGGCTCCAGAAATGACATTGGAGTATAGATCGTATGTGCTTTTTGCGTCATTCCTCCAGGGAATTGGCTTCCAAATCGCAGATATTCGTAACGTATTCATCAACAATTATCTATAAGGAGGGCAACCAAGATGCAGAAGAACGGAGTAAACTTAGGATTGCGAAACGGTATTTTCCTCTTCATAGATGGAAGTGGAGAGGTGACAAGCTTGAGCAAAGACGAGATCGTTGGAGTAGCGGATAATGAGGCTATGATTCTGGAGAGTGTGTCGGTAGACACGCAATCGAGAACGGTAGAACGGATCGCCTATGCACAGGATGGAGATGGCAACGCGCTGGATACCAACGGTAATGACTATACGCAGACATGGGATAAAGGCGGTGAGCTTGCTTATCAAATAGAGGTATATCATAGTAATCTGTTAAGGGAGGTATAGGATGAGTTACAAGGCAAGATCGCTAAGACGAAAACTAGACGGGAATCGCGCACCAGGACTAAAAACTCGACTTTGGATTCTCGATTCGAGATACATAGAGGAGTACCCAGCACGCGCGACCATTGCCCGAATCGACGATTCCATTGTATTGGTTGATTCGAATACGTACCCAGATGCCAAATGGCATCAGCTGGAAGTACTGATCGATACACCAGGAACGGAAATCAAACAGGAAGGGGAAGCTGGGGCAAAGCACTACTCAGGAGAATTATCCATGCAGTACGATGGTACAAACGAGGAGGCTTTGGAGGCTCTAGGCAATCTTTCTGGAGGCATTGAACTGATCGTCGGTTGGGAAGGCAAAGACGGATCAATCAGAATTGCAGGAGAGCGGCACAATGGCTGCTTCATGGAATTCTCAGAGAACACTGGGAAGAAATCGGGAGATTTCATTGGGTATGAAATCAAGGTGAAGCTTCCGACAGTAGGCAAGCCTTTCCCATACTACAAGGGAGATTTCACGCCTATCGAGGAATATACGCCTCCAACATAGACAAGGGAACAGAAGGGTGATGAACGAGAGTGTATCCGTTTTGGATACACTCCCGTTTTTGTTTAGGGGGGGAGGGTTACAAACTATTTGAAAGAATTCTATTTTTTTTAAATTTGTATCTGCTTACGGATACATTTGTGCTATGTAATGACACATTTTACATGTCAGACATGTAAAAGCGTGTTTCCACTGAAAGAAAGATCAATAGGACTATTTATCGAATATTGATAAACCAATGCTCTTATTAAAGCGTTTAGAAGAATTAACACTAGATTACAAAATCATGATTATGGCTAAGAGACAAAAACAACAACAAGACCCTGAGCATCCTACCAACAAACAGTTAATCGAAGAATATGAAGCTCTTTTTAATGTCGGGGGCGAAGATGATGTAGTAGTGAACCTGGATTGGATTGAAGAACATAGTATTTTCACCAATGATTCGGAATCAGCGATCGAATTTATCCCAGTACCGAGTCTAGGAGAAACGACACTGATTAACCCGCTTTAATTATACCTTGAATTATGCCCAATTGGAATGAAGTTCTATCCGAGGTTTTGGCAGAGCATAATAAACAAAACAAGAAACTGCCACCTCTTGATATTGTAAGGAAAAAATACTTAAGCAAGGTATCTGAGATAACGGGACGAAACACGATTGCTTATTACTCTGGTTGGTTGCAAAAACCATCGGCACCAGGAACAGGAATCAATGATAAGGACAAGTCTGGTTTCATGCTCACTATACATAAACTAGATCGATCCAAAGGTCTTGATCTTATCCTGCACACGCCTGGAGGAGAAGTCGCTGCGACAGAGTCATTGATTGATTATCTATATGCAATGTTTGACAAGGATATTCGTGTCATTGTGCCACAAATATCTATGTCTGGAGGAACCATGATTGCGTTAGCAGCAAAGAAGATTATAATGGGTAAGCAGTCCAATTTGGGGCCAATCGACCCGCAAATTGGTGGACGGGCTTGCCAAGCTATACTAAATGAGTTTGAAACGGCTAAAGCAGAAGTAAGTGCTAATCCTCTCTCTCTAGCACTCTGGCAAGTAATAATCAGACAATATTCTCCGACTCTTTTAGGGAAATGCCAGCAAGCAATAGAGTGGTCGGAAGCTATCGCAGAGAAGGTATTGAAAGCGAATATGTTTTCAAATGAACCTCACAAGGTAAAAGACGTTATAGAGTTGTTTGCAGATCATAGTGTTCAGAAATCCCACGCTAGACACATATCTAAACAAGAGTGTAAGGATATAGGACTTGATATAATAAATCTGGAATCGAACCAAGCATTGCAAGACGCTGTATTAACGACGCATCATGCCTTCATGCATACGTTCAATAATACATATTGCGTGAAGATTATAGAGAACAATTTAGGCGTGGCTTATATAGAGCAGGTAAAGGCGACCAGGCAATAGATTGGAGCCTTCCGTTCCAATAGTCTCATTCTATTAAATAGTGAAAAAATTGGCTTTAGTTGGGTGCTGCATCATCGCGGCACTCAACTTTCATTTTATAGGTTCTTGTTTCAGCCTCTTACGTCAAAGGGACAAACAAAGTAACATCTTTATCAAGCCTGGCTTGGCTCGTAGATAAATAGGGTATCAAAGCCTGGATACTCGTAACACCTATCATTTCCTTTATATGGTGTGCAGGTATCCCTATGCTTAATCCAACGGATACGAATGTGTGTCGGCCCTGGTGTGCAGTCAGCGGATGCGCCGCCCCGAACAGCTCTCCGAGATGTTTCAAGGCTTTGTTGTACTTCTGGTTCGAAGTGAGATAAGGGAAGAAAAATCCCTTTTGGGTCTGGATATACTTACGTACGGAAGGGAGCAGCTTGAGCCTAACTTCTTTGCCTGATGTGGTTTCGGTCTTCATCGGAGTAAAGACAAGATATTCGCCGAATAGGTTGGAGTGGGAGAGCCTTAGCATGTCTGAATATCGAACTCCTGTGAAGCAGGAAAAGAGGAACCAACGGGCGGTTCTTTGTACTCTCCTCACAGCTTCAGGATTGGCATATTGAGGAACCTTTTCGGGAGTCATCTCTATTCTTTTGGCCCTCTCAAGCATACGTTCGTAGATAAGATTTGGGTTCGCTTGGAAAGATACCAGGCTTTTCAGCTCATCAGGAGATAAGGATCGGGGTGTCGGTTTGGTCTTGGGCAACTTCACGCCATGGAAGGGCCATTGGAATTCGTAGCCTTCATTTTTTGCGAGGTGCAGGTACTTCCTGATGTATGTAAAGGCTCTTCTCCTTGCACTATGGCCAACGTGGCCTTTTTCCTTGAGGTGGTTAGCGTGCCATCGGTCGAAGTCTTCCAAGGAGGCTCGATTGATTGACGAGAAAAGCCAAGGGAGGGTAGGAGCCCCTCTCCACTTACGAATTTTTCCCAGGACTCGAAGCTCTATCTTCTTTGTGACTTCCTTGATAAGCCCCCTTTCATAGTTTGATACGACCGATCGTTCGTAATACAAGAGGAAATCTTCTCGGAGCTTTTTCCCTGCCATCTCTTCTTTGAAGGTATCAGGCGTTAAAGGCTTGTTCCAAAGTGCATACTGGGTAATGATTTGGTTGGCCTTTGCAAGGATATTGGTCAATAGGCTGTTCTGCCTTTTTGCCTGGTCTGAACGGCCCTTGATTCTCCTTTTGTCTGGATGCCAAGCTTTTTTCTGTATATGTATCTTGGTCGATATCCTTACAGATTGCTTAGAAACCCTCGCATAAAGGTATATGGTATGGGTTCCATCGGGACGGGCTTTGCCCTTGAGTATGAGTTGAGCTTCCAT